TGATCGGCAAGCGCCCGTACGAGGGCGCGTGCCCGCCCGAGTCCGAGTGGCGCCGCCTGGTGCCGTTCATCGACTTCGCCGGCGAGTTCGTGATCGGCGAGCCCGGCACGCCGCGCGCCGATGCCGCAGAGCAGGCGATCGCCGCTTTCCTCTCCGCCTGCTTCGCCGGCGACGTCCGCGACGAGCTCGTGGCCCGGTTCATGAACGACGTCGAGGGCGTCGAGGGGATCGAGGCCGCGCAGAACCTCGTGCGCGCCTGGTGGCCCGAGGTCGAGGTGCGTTTCGACGGCGAGCTGCTGTCGTAGCTCGGCTGTCTGAATTTCTCGAACCGGCTGTGCCCTGGTCGCCTGCTGTGCCACCCTGTCGCGCGTGAACGAACTGACGCAAGGGGTAGCGCTCGGATTCGTCCTGTCGCTAGGCATGGTGACGTTGACCGCGGCCGGCGTCGGGGCTATGCACGGGGCGTTGTGGGCGAACGCCGCAGCGGCCGCGGGCGGGGCGTATTCGACCTGGCAGGTTGTTGACGCGTGGCTACGGGCGCGCGGCCGATAGACCGGCCGCGCGGCGGCCGGCCCGGCTACGCCGGCTGCTGCGTCGGCTCGTCGGCGAGCAGGCCGCTGACGATGACCAGCCCCCCGCGCTCGTCCACGATCACCCGCCCGGTCAAGGCCTTGACCGCGAAGTGCACGCCGCGCCTGACGTAGTCGTATACCGCGCTGGCGCGCCCCGGATCCGCCCACGGGTACAGCAGCGGCGCGACGCCCGGCGCGCCGATGGTGTAGCCGCGGCCGCGCAACCCGTCGATCACGCCCGCCCGCTCGGTGCGGACCGTCGCGAACACCGCGGCGTATCCGGCGGCCGCGTACCGTTCCTCGGCGTCGCGCAGTAGCCGCGTGCCGTACCCGCGGCCGCGGTGCTGCGTCATCGTCCCGAGTAGCATCACCTCGACCAGGGCGGCGCTGAGTCGGCACCGGTCCTCGGTCGTCAGTTGCCGCTGCGCCATGATCCAGTCAACCGGCGGCGCGCAGTGGACGAACGACTTCGCCTGCTGCGCCGGCCGGCCGATGACTCGGATGCTGCGCAGCCACGGCACGTCGAACGTCCTGCTGTCGAGCAGGCTTGCGCTGTGGACGGTCCACACCGTCTCGTCGTCCGGCTTCGTGGTCACGAGCTTGCCCAGACGCGCGAGGTCGTCGGCGCTCATCTGCGGGTGGGCCGCGCGCGCCATCAGCCGTACGTTGTTCGCATCCTGCGGCAGGGGCAGCCGGATCGGTGCGGGGTCGTCCGGCTGGCCGGGCAGCCGTAGCAGGTCGTGAATCATCGGTCGTCGCTTTCCGGGGCGGTCCGGGCCGAGGGCGGCCGAACGGCCGGCGCCCGACACCGGAAGGTGTGGCGTACAAGGCTAGTCAGCACTCTGACGCCACGGCGGACATTCCCCGGCTCGGCGCGCGCCGAGGCGCCGGTGTGCTCGGTTCGGCCGCGCGCCTCGGCACCGTGGCAGTACGCTGTCGCACGTCGATCGAGGGCGAAAGCCACGATCCCCGCGGCAGACGGCCGCCCCCGTTCGGTACGGGGGCGGCCGTTCTGTTTCCGGCGCCGGCGCGCGCCGGCCGGCGGTCTGGTCTACGCGTCGGGCTGCTCGACGTCGCCGCCGCGGTGTTGCCGACTCGGCAGCCGGCGGTCGTCCGCGCCGCGCTGGTCGGCGGGAATGTCGGGGCTGCTGGTGCTGGCCACCGCGGCGTCGTACGCGATCGCCGCGGCGTGCGTCAGGCATGCGAAGTGCTGGCGGGCGTTGGCCGAGTCCACGAAATACAGCACGGCCTCGGCGGTGCACAGCTCGCAGGTCGCGATGCCGCACGATCCCTCGGCGTGGTTCTCGACGACGCCGAAACTGCCCTCGCCGGTGCCGTACCCGCCGAGGGCGCGCCTGGCCATGAACTCGCGGTCGGCCTGACTCCAGAGTGCGTCACCGAGATTCATCGCGCGGGTCCTCTCGCATAGCTGTGAGCTGCGACGGAACACCGTATCAGGGTGCGGGCGCAGGCCTTAGAAAGTAGACAAGTCCGGTCCGGACTGGTAATATATAAGTCGTAGGGCAGGACACGACGAACCCCGAGAGGATCACCCCGATGGCGGCCAAGTACACGCAGATACCCCGCAGTGCGCACCTGGTGGACGAGATCAGCGGCACGAACGCCGAGGGCGACCGGTTCACCATGCGCCGCTACATGTCCTCGGCGGCCCGCAAGACGCGCACCGAGTGGGTCGAGATCACCCGCAAGTGCCCCGGCAAGCGCCCCGAGGTGTGGACCGAGACGTTCACCGGCCGCCGCCTGGCCATCGTCGGCGACGAGTTCGACAGGATCGTGGCGCACGTCCGCGAGATCTGCACCGACGTCGTGCGCACGCCCGGCCGACGCCCCGCCTACGCCGCGGCCGCCTGAACCGGCCGCTGGCGCGCCGGAACCCCTGTTGCCGATCCCGCGCAACAGGGGTTTTCGCACGTCACGGCCCTGCCGCCAGTCGCACACGCACGAGAGTAGACAAGACCGGATCGGACTGGTAATGTTCCTCTCGTAAGGCCGAGCCAGACACCGACGAGAGGAACCCCGATGATCACCGCGACCCTGACCCTGATCGAGGAGATCGAGAACCCGGAGACGGGCGAGCAGTTCATGCAGTTGCTCGCGTTCGACTTCACCGCCGACGAGCTCGCCGCCGCGCGGATCATCCCGGCCTCGGCCGGCGACCTGAACACCGCCGCCGAGGTCGAGTCGGTCATCTGGGACAACGAGGACGCGGTGTTCCTGGCCGCCAAGGTCGCCGGCTCGAACCGCAACAACTGGGGCGGCGACGTGCTCGACTTCGACCCGATGACCACGACCCCGTACGACGCGCGCCTGTCCAAGGTCCAGATCTCGGCCTGACGCCCCCCGCGACGACGACGCCCGCCGGCACCCCCGGCGGGCGTCGTCGCGTCCGCGTCCCTGCCGGCCCCCCGCCCGGCGCGCCGGCGCGAACGCCCGGCGGCCGCGCCGCGCGTCGAGCCGGGCCGCGTCATATGTCGGAATACTGTGGAATCTCCCGGTTGTCTCGTGGACTGACGTGGAGAGCGCCCCATGACCCTTACGACTGGCGGGCTGCGGTTCTTCGCAGACAACTCGCACGGCGGCGACCCCCTGACGTGGGAAGCGCAGCGGCTGCTGTGCTGGCAGAAGGCGAACCCGAGCGGTGTCGTCAACTCGGTGAGCTACCCGCAGAACGGGTGGGAGGTTCCGAACCCCATCCCGGCCGGCCTGGTGATGCAGGACGGCGGCACCGACTATTCGACGCTGGCGAACTCGGGGTGGCAGTACTTCTTTCTCAACGCCTCGCAGGTGTCCACGGTGGACCCGAACACCTGCGGCAAGTCGAACGTGCAGGTTCTGAAGCCGTGGCAGTTCCCGGTCAGCGCCTACGGCGCGGTCGGCGACGGCGACCACGACGACACCGCGGCGATCAACGCCTGCCACGCCGACGCGTTCGCGTACGCCGGCTCGCACGGTGGTGTGTACTCGGTCGTCCTCGACGCGCTGACCTACCACATCGCCGGCGCGCCGAGCACGTCGCACCAGGGCAACGCTCAGCTTCCCTGGCCGTACGTCACCGCGGACTCGGCCCCCGGCGCCGACACGGGTCTGAAGATCGGCGGCGGTTTCTGGTGCCCCTCGGTGCCCGATCAGTCGATGCTCTACCACTGGTTGCAGAAGGTGCCGCAGAACGCCGGCGCGGTCCTCAAGAGCACGTACGACGCCGGCAACAGCATCCCGGGCGCCGGCGAGGCGAGCGTGATCGGCGGCCCGACCCTGAGCAGCCCGCCGGCGCACTGGTCGAACGTGCTGGCCACGATCGACAACGTGCAGATCTCGGTGCCGAACGAGCCGAACGTGTGCGGCATCGACCTGCGCTGTTTCGGTCAGGCGTACGTCAAGTCGGCCGGGGTGCTGGCCGCGCAGACGCCCGGCGTCAACGGGCCGCCGAACATCCCGTCGCCCAAGTGGGCGTTCGGCCTGGCGATGCCCTACCCGGCGAACAACGCCCGCTGTGACATCGACTACTTCAGCTGCGAGGGCCTGACCTACGGCCTGATCGGCTACGAACATCTCAGCGTCAAGTCGCTGCGGCTCGTGAACAACTACACGAACCTGATCGTCTGGTCGAACCAGAGCACACCGCATCAGAACCTGATCGAGTACGCGTGCCTGGAGAACGCCCACACCCTGATCGAGACGGCCGGCTCGACCGGCAAGCTGATCATCCTGATGGCTGACATCGAGTGGGGAACGGGGCCGATCTTCGTGGACGCGTGCTCGACGCCAGCGCACGGCGAGATCACCATCGGGTCGAACGGCACCGATGGCCAGAGCCTGAACGACGCGCTGAACGGCAAGAGCCCTTTCGCAGCGAACGCGATTCAGGGCACGACCGCGATCCGGCTGATCAACAGCGATCAGGCGGCCGGCCCGATCGCCAGCCCGCCCGCCGTGCCGGCCACGGCGACCCCGTTCAAAAACCCGTTCTACCGCGACGCCACGGTGATCGTGTCCGGCACCGTCACCGGGATCAGCGTCAACGGCACGCAGGTCGCCACCGCGGCCGCGACGGTCACCGTGCCGACGAACCAGACGATCACCCTGACCTACAGCGGCGCCGCGCCCTCGTGGTCGTGGACGCTCACGTAACCCCCGCCGGCCGGCCCTCGCGCTACTCCCCCGGCGCGAGGGCCGGCCACCACCGCGGCGCCGGCCGACCGGCCGGCGCGCGCTGACCGAGAGACGACCTCACCGCATGTCAGAGATCACAGAGAACGTCGAGCCCGACCCGGCCGCCACCGCCCCGGCCGAGCAGGCGCCCGAGGCGCCCGACCCGGACCGTACCGAGGCGCCGCCGTCGCCGTGGGACGTCGCCCACATCCACGGGCTGCGCGAGCGTCTGCACGAGCTGCGCGGCCGGATGAGTCGCGACCTCGACGGCCGCCGGCACAGCGACGGCCCGCAGAGCCCGGAGATCATCGACGGCAACGTGGCCCGGAACCACCTCACCCGCGCGTGGGATCACCTCGGCGCGGCGCTGGAACGTCTGGGGCGGCACGACGGCACCCTGCCGACCGGCGCCGAGCCGGGCGAGACGCTGCCCGAGCGCGAGACGCCGCCGGCGCCGACCACGAGCGAGGGCCCGTGAGCCCGCAGACGTCCGGCTATCTGACGTGGCTCGCCGACGTCGCCCGGTCCTCGGGGCTGCCGGTGGTCGAGACGGCCGGTTGGAAGGCCCGCGGTCACGCCGAGTACATCGAATGCCGCGGCGTCGTCGCGCACCACACCGGCAGCAGCGGCACCGGGAACTACCCGAGCCTGAACACGATCATCAGCGGCCGCCCCGACCTGTCCGGGCCGCTGGCCGCCTACGGCCTCGGCCGTGACGGCACGGTCTACGTGATCGCGGCCGGCGTGTGCTGGCACGCCGGCGACGGGATCGAGTGGGGCGGCTGGCTGCCGGCGAACGAGGGCAACTGGTACAGCCTCGGGATCGAGGCCGAGAGCATCGGCACGCGCGACGACTGGACGCCGGCGCAGCGCGACGCCTACCCGCGGCTCGTCGCGGCGATCCTGCACTACCTCGGCCAGCCGGCGAGCCGCCTGGCCGGGCACAAGGAATTCAGCACCGCGGGCAAGATCGACCCCGCCTACTGGGACATGAACCAGTTCAGGGCGCAGGTCGCGGCCCTACTCGAATCGAGGACTACCGACATGGACACCACCACCCCGATCGTGTTCCCGGCCTCGGCGGAAGCCTTCTTCGAGGACTTCGTCGCCGCCGGCCTCGGCGAGGTCATCGCGGAAAACTTCCCGCTCGGCGACAGCAAGGGCGCACCTTTCGGCACGGTGGTGGCGTACATGGCGATGCGGGCGTGCGCGGCCGCGACCGAGGCCACCGCGGCGGCGCACGCCGCCGCCAGCTCGGCCGGCGACACCGCGGCGCTGCGCCAGGCGATCACAGAGCTGACCGCCGTGGTGGGCGCGATCGCGGCGCACGTCGGCGTGACCGTGCCCCCGCCGGCGGCGCCGGCCACCGGCTGACCGCGGCCGCCCCCGCGCAGACCGAGGGGCCCTCTCCCGATCCATCGCCGGCGCGTCTCTGCCAAGAGACGCCGGTCACGGGAGACGGCCCCTCGCGGTGCGTCCACACCCTGAAAGGGGCCACCGCGACCACCGTGCCAGCGGCCGCCGGCGCCGGTCCACCGCTGCGGACGCACCCGGACAAGCCCGGACCGGGCCCGGACGGTCTACAGCCGGCGCGCGCCGATGGAACCGGTCAGGCGCGGGTCGGCGGGGCGCGGCCCGGCGACCCTCAGGCCGGCGTTCAGCAGCCGGCCGGCGGTCATCAGCGCGCACAGCAACTCGTATTCCTCGTGCGTGAGCTGCCGCACGGCCGCGGTGGCTTCCAGCGCGGTGCAGTGGGCCGTGATGTGGTGCCCGATCATGCGCGGATCCGGCGGCCGCGCCACGATCGGGTCGCTGTGGGCGGGGAAATACAGCGGCCAGTAGCCGCCGTGTTCGTACTGCGCGAGCGGTTCGCCGAGCTCGTACAGGGCGCCGGCGGCGCCGCGCCAGCCGACCTGACGCATGGCGATGACGTTGCCGGCCGGGCTGTACAGCGTCAGCTCGGTGCCTCCCTCGGCGGCCGAGGGCGCGCGTTGCTGCCGGCGATCGGGGGGATCGGCGCGGGGCGTTTCGATGGGGTAGGGCATGCGCGCAGTGTAGTGCGACAATCACGGCGGGTTGCCCGAGGTCAGACGGGGCGCCGTCGTGTTGACCCCGGTTCGACCCTGGCGACGTCTCACAAAATGACGTCTGACCTGCGCAAGATTCCGCGCGGTCTGACCTAACGTCGGCAACATGACACCACGAATCAATAGGAATAGGGCAGAAACTGACCTGACGGGCTTGGAGCAGCCACTCGACGCCGAGACAGCCGAGGACGACGGCACCGACGACCTCGACGACAGCGCCGGCGACGACCTCGACGAGTTCGACGACGACGGCGCGTTGGAGGACGCCGCCGCCCTCGACGAACCGCCCGAGCAGTACCTCACCGTCCCGCGCGATCCCGGCAGCCACCCCGGCCGCCTGGCCGCCGTCGATCAACTGCTCGGCCCCGACCAGCGGATCCGTGACGACGAGATCGCCGTCGAGCTCGTGCCGATCGACTCGATCAGCCGGCACCCGGAGAACAACAACGTCGGCGACAAGGCATCGATCAGGGCCTCGATCGACGAGTTCGGTTTCTTCGACCCGGTGATCGTGCAGCGCTCGACCGGCCACATCATCGGCGGGAACCACTCGTGGGAGGTGTACCGCGACAAAGGCGCCGAGCGCATCCCGGTGATCTTCTACGACGTGGACGACCTCACCGCAAAGCGCATGCTGCTCGCGCTGAACCGCACGACGCGCCTCGGCCACGACGACGAGGAAGCCACGTTCAAGCTGCTGCGCGCGCTGGAAGCCGAGGCCGGCACGCCCTCGGTGTTCGTCGGCACCGGTTGGGACATGGACGATTTCGAGTCGCTGGCCGAGCAGTTCGACGCGCTGCCGGTCATGCCGCCGCCGGCCGAGCCCGAGCAGGTGCAGGCCGCCTACAACGAGACGCCCGAGGAGCAGGCCGAACGCGGCGAGCTGATCGGGCAGTACAACACCCGCGGCGGCAACGTCGAGGGACTACGCGAACTGATCTTGGTGCTGCCGCTCGGCGACCACGCCGACATGATGGCCCACCTCGGCACGCTGCGGCGCCGGATGCCCGGCGAGTACACCACCGGCGCCCTCGTGGCCGCGATCATCGCCGACGCCGCCGGACAGCCCGAGGACGCCGAGCACCCCGAGCTGTGCCCGTGCATGCGGTGCGACCCCGAGGACGCCGAACCCCTCGACGAGCGGATGATCCCGCGGCAGGACGGCGGCGCCGACCGATGATGCTCACCCCACCCGCCACCCCCGACGCCGGCCCGCCGCACGACCCCCTCGACGGCGTGCGCGACTTCCGGGCCTCGGAACACCGGCGCGAGGTGTTCATGCGGTTCTACGCCTTCCACCTGCACCACCGCTCGCACCCCGGCGGCGTCTACTACGCGCTGCCCGCGCTGGCGCGCGCCGGCGGGTGGGACGCCGATCAACGGGCGTGGGCGGCGTGGATCAACGGGAACACGCAGAACCCGGTGACGACGATGCTGCTGATGGACGCCAGCGGCAACAGCCACCGCGGCGCCGACGCCATGTTCGCGTTCTGGCGCGCACGGTTCGGTGACCTGGCGTGGGATACCGACCGCCGTCACCAGAAAGGCAGTTTCGACCGGTCCACCCGCCGATGGCTCGAACTCGTCGAGGCGGCCGGCGGCCCGGCCGCATGGTGGCGCGGCAAGACCTCGGAATGGGGCGACGCCTGGCGGGCCGCCTCGGCGCTGCCGCACCTCGGCCGGCTGTCCACGTGGTCGTATCTGGAATACGTCAGGATCCTCGACGTCGCGCCGGTGCCCGACGCCGACGACCTGATGCTGAACGACCGCGAGGGGTCCAAGTCCCACCGCAACGGCCTGGCGCTCGTGGCGTGCATGGACGAGTGGATCTGGTGGGACCGGAACAGGGGGTTCGGCGGGCAGTACCCCCGCGCGGTCCTCGACACCCTCGACCGGTTCGGCCGCGGGCTGCTCGCCGAGGCGCGCGCCCGCATCGGCCACCCCGACGTGTCCTACCTCACGCTTGAGTCGGCGCTGTGCACGTATAAGAGCTGGCACCGGCGCAACCGCCGCTATCCGAACGTCTACAACGACCTGCTGTACGACCGGATCCGGCACGCCGAGGCGCGTTTCGGCGACCGGTTCGGGCTGCTGTGGGACGTCCGCCGCGACGTGCTGCCGGCACACCTGCGACTTGAGGACAACCCCACCGACCCGGGGTGCGTGCCGGTCAAACAGAACTACTACCTTGACCACGGCATCCCGCCGATGATGCACCGCGACTGGCCGTGCTTCGCCGGCGGATTCGAGCGAGGGGTCACCGCCGGCGAGTACGGGATCAGGAGGCGGTAGCCGTGCCCGCGCCCACCACCCTGACCCCGGTCGAGTCGCGCGGCGGCCGCCTGTTCAAGCGCGAAGACCTGCACACCGCCGGCGGCGTCGTCAACGGGTCCAAGCTGCGAGCCTGTCAGCACCTCATCGGCTGCGCGGCCGCCGCCGGCGCCACCGAGGTGATCTCGGCCGCCTCGGTCCACTCCCCACAGTCGGCGATGGCCGCCGTCGTCGCGGCCGCGCACGGACTGCCGGCCACCGTCATCCTCGGCGCCACGACCGACCACGCGGCGATGCGCCATCCCAGCATCCGGATCGCGGTGGAGTACGGCGCGCGCCTGCATCACGTGCCGGTCGGCTACAACCCGTATCTACAGCAGCGTGCGTCGCGGCTGGCCGACGAGCGGCCCGGGGCCTACTGGCTGCGGTACGGCATCACACCGCCCCCGAACGCCAGCCGGGATGAGGTGTCCGACTTCCACGCGACCACGGCGAAACAGGTGGCGAACCTGCCGCCCTCGGTGCGGACCCTGATCGTGCCGTTCGGGTCCGGGAACACCGCCGCCGGCGTGCTGCTCGGCATCTCTGTGCGGGCCCCGGCCGACCTCGAACGGATCGTGCTGATGGGCATCGGCCCGGACCGCCGGCCCTGGCTCACCGATCGGCTGGCGTGGCTGCACGCGCGGGTGCCGGTGCCGGTCGAGCACATCGACCTGCACGGCACCGGGTTCGCCGCCTACGCCGACAAGATGCCCGAAACCCTCGACGGCATCGACGCGCACCCCACCTACGAGGGCAAGGTGATCCGCTACCTGAACCAGCACCGCCCCGCCTGGTGGGAACGGCGCGACGACACGACGTGCCTGTGGATCGTCGGCGGCCCGCTGGCCGGCCAGACGGCGCGCGCCGGCCGCCGCCGGTCGGGGAACGCGGCCGGCACCGGGGGGCGGGCATGAGGCCGCCACCGCTGCCGCTGCTGGTCTACCTGCTCGGCGCGCCCGGCGTCGGAAAGTCCACGCTCATGCGGCGGCTGACGGCCCGCTGCGAGCGGCGCCCGGTCGCCGGCGTCAGCGTGCCGCACGAACTGCTGATCAAGACGATGCCCGCGCTCGGCCCCAACACGGTCGGCGCCGAGATCGGCCGCACCCGCACCTCGTTCTCGGGCACGGACGCGACGGCGATGAACATTCACCCGCGCGCGATGGCGTGGATCATGGGCGTCCCCTACGGCCTGGTGCTCGCCGAGGGCGCGCGCCTCGGGACGGTCCAGTTCCTCGGCGCGGCGCAGTTCGCCGGCTACCGGCTGCGCGTGTTCCACCTGGTCGCCGCCCCGGCGGTGATCGCCGACCGGCGGGCCGGCCGCCCGGGGTCGCAGAACCCGTCGTGGGTGGCCGGCGCGACGACCCGCGCGGCCCGGACCGCCGAGGCGGTCGGCGCGACCAGGCTCGACGCCAGTCAGCCCCCGGGCGTCCTGGCCGATCAAGTGCGCTACCTCGTGCCTGAACTGGAGACATTGCGATGACGACCGCGGCGGCCGGCCTGATCGAGCTGCGGGTGCGCACCCGCACCTCGCCCGACGAGCTCGCGCTGATGGTCGGCAAGGTGCCCGCGGCCGCCTACGTGCACGCGCTGCTGACCGGGCCAGCCGCCGTGTTCAAACCGGACGGCACGCCGCTGTGCGTGTACCTGCCCGGCGCGCTGGCCGGCCAGTTCACGCCCGAGGTCTATGAGGTGCTGGCCGCGCTGTCCAAGGTGCTGACGAACAACCGCGGGATGGCCAGCGGCACCGTGTCGATCATGTACCCGAACAACGCCAAGCGCCGGAAGTCGGCGCAGGTCGCCAGCTCGGTGATCGGCGTGTACGAGGGACCGCCCGGCAAGGTGTTCTGCCGGCTGACCGCGTGGACCGGCCGGAACCTGCCGCAGTGGCAGACGCTGCACCCGCTGCTGCGCGCGGTGGCCGAGCGGTTGCACGAGCACGTGCCGGCGCGCGCCGCCGCGCAGCAGGCCTACGCCGATGCCGCTGACCCGGCGTGGGTGGTGCCGGGCACGCCGTTCACGACCGTGACCGTGAACAACTCATACAGCACCGGTGTGCACACCGACCGGGGCGACCTCGAAGCGGGTTTCTCGACGATCGCGGTGCACCGGCGCGGCGAGTACGACGGCGGGGTGCTGCTGTTCCCCGAGTACCGGATCGGGGTGGACATGCACGACGGCGACCTGATCCTGATGGACGCGCACGAGTGGCACGCGAACACGCCGATGACGTGCGCGTGCGGGGTGCGGCTGTGGGGCCCGTGCAAGGGGTGCGGCGCCGAGCGGATCAGCGTGGTCGCCTACTTCCGGACCAAGGTCGCCGCGTGCGGGTCGCCGGCCGAGGAACTGCGCAGGGGTCAGGCGATCCTCGACCGGCGCAACGCGAACCCGCCGCCACCGGAGAAGCCCAAGACGCCGACGAGCAAGGGGGCGACGTCATGACCGCGGTGTATGCCGAACTCGAAGATCAACTAGGGCCTGAGATCTGGGAACGGTACCCCGGCGAGCCGGCGAACGCCTACGGGTACTTCGTCGAGTTCTGCGCCCTCGGCAAGGGCCGGAAGATCAAGGATTTGGCAGAAAAGGTCAGAAAAACGACGCAGTACCTCTACCGGCTCTCGTCCAAGTGGAACTGGTCGGTTCGGGCCGGCGCGAAAGACCTCGACGACGCCCGTCAGCGCGACTACCGGCTGATGGATGAGTTCGTGAGGCTCGAAGCTCAGAAAGTGCTCGTCGCGCGCGGGATGCTGCACTGGGCCGCGCAGTTCCTGAACACGATGACCCTCGAAAAGCTCGCCGACATGACCGCGGGCGAGGTCGCCAAGTGGGCCGCGACGGCGAACCAGCTCGGCCGGTCGCCGTTCGGCGAGCCCGACCACCGCGTCACCATCACCCGCGCCGAGGCGGCCGCGCCGGCGTTCAAGCCGATCTCGGGCATGACGCCGGCCGAGCGTCAGGCCGAGCTCGGTGCACTGCTGCGCGGCGTCGGCGAGAGGATGGCCGCCGGCGAGATCATCACCGCCGACGAGGACGACCTGGCGGCGTTGCTGGCGATCCCGGCTCAGCGCGAGCTGTAGCCCGGCCCCGCACCATGCTGCACCGTCCTGCCGAACCGCCCGCCGCGCTGCCCGGGGGCGTGGCGACCGACGTCGCGATCGAGCGCGCCCGCGACCTCGCGGCGTGCAAGTCGCCGGCGAACCTCGCGCGCCGACTGGACCCGAAGTATCAGACGCGCCCGCACTCGGAGTTGATCAGCAAGGCGGTCGTCGCGGCCGACCGCGGCCAGGTCGATCGGGTGCTGATCACCACGCCGCCACAGGTCGGCAAGTCCACCGCGGCCGCGGTGTGGGGGGCTTTCTGGTGGCTGGTGCACCACCCCGACCAGCGCGTCATCGTGGCCAGCTACGCCGCCTCGCTGGCCACCCGCCGAGGCCGCGCGGTGCGCAAGCTGATCCGCGAGCACGGGGCCCGGTTCGGTCTGCACCTCGAACGCGGGGCACAGGCCGCCGACGACTTCGAGCTGACGACCGGCGGCGGCATGCGCTGCGCCGGCGTCGATGGCGGTATCACCGGCTACGACGCCGGCGTGATCTTTGCCGACGACCTCGTGAAGAACCGGAAACAGGCCGAGTCCAAGACCGTCCGGCGGGCCGTCGAGGAATTCTGGTCGAGCTCGGTCATGACGCGACTGTCGCCGACGACGCCGGTGTTCCTGATCATGACGCTGTGGCACCCCCAAGACATCGGGGCGCACGTCATCGCACAAGAGGGCGACCGGGCGACCGGCGGCCGCTGGCTCGTGCTCAAGTGCCCGGCCTACGCCACCAGCGACGCTGACGTGCTCGGCCGCAAGGTCGGCGAGCCGCTGACCCACCCCAAGATCGACCCGGCCGACGTCGCCGCGCTGCACAAACACTGGGAAGATCAAAGAGTCGGCAAGACGCTTCGCGACTGGTTCGCGATGTACATGTGCGACCCGCAGCCCCTTGAGGGCGCGTTGCTCACCGCCGAGATGCTGCGCGAGCGCCGGCACCTCACCGACCTGCCGGCCCGCACCGTCACCGCCGTCGCGGTGGACCCCTCGGGCGGCGGCGAGGACACCTGCGGCATCATCGGCGGGTTCACCGGCACCGATGGCCGGCTGTACGTCACCGACGACGAGACGGCCGTCATGGCGGTGGACGTCTGGCCCCGCAAGGCGTGCGAGCTCGCCGCCCGCATCGGCGCGAAACGGTTCGTCGTCGAAACCGACTTCGGCGCCCGCATGGGCCCGAACATGATCCGCACCGCGTGGGACGCCCTACAGCGCGAGTGGGACGCCGAACAGGCCGAGCTGCCCGAGGCCGAACGCTCGACCAAGCCGAACCCCTACGCGGGGTTCTGCCCGCGCCTGGTCCCCAAGCGCGCCGCCGACATGGGCAACAAGCTGATGCGCGCCGAACCGGTCGCGCAGATGGTCATCGAAGACCGGATCAGGTTCGCCAAATACCTGCCCATGGTCGAGCACGAGTGGGCGACCTACCAGCCCGGCCAGGAATCCCCCGGCCGCATCGACGCCATGGTGTGGCTCGCCTACGACCTGCTCAGACCGCCCGCCACCGGCAAGCCCACCACGTCGCCCGCCGACACCGACATGCGCAACGTCAGCCGCTCGACGAACCGCACCGCCGGCGTCCGGATCAACCGCGACCAGCCGCCCGGCTCGGCCGGGGGACCCGGTATCCGCCGCTAGGTGGCCGGCCCCCTCACGACGCCGGGCCGGTGGGCGCGGTTCATCGCCGCGGCAAGGTCATTCAGCTCTTGGAGTGAGTACGGCGCGGGCCGTCCGGCCAGGTGCGCCGTGATGCTGCGCTGGTTGATCAGGTCGTCGTAGCGCCGTAGCGGCGACGTCACTCGCGCGTACGGCGCGCCGCCCACCGTGTCGTGCCCGACCGGCGTGACCGACAGGCGCGAGGATTCGCAGGCCGCGCCGGAACGGTTGAGGAACAGCAGCGGAACGCCGTTTTCCACCGCCCACGACCCGGCGGCGGCATTCGCCGCCCGCATCATGTCGGTGACAATGTCGGCCACGGTTTCCGGGCCGCCCTCGGCCACGCCCCAACGGCGCCGCAGCATATGCGCCAGATCGGATGCGGCGATCAGAATCTTGTGCCAGGCCCCCGCGATGTGCTGGTGCAACGCTAGCTCGGCCTGGCGATAGTCCACCACGTACATGCCGCCGAGTTCCTGGGCGGACAGCACCACACCGGCGCCGTCGCCGTCGAGGGTGTAGGCGGCCGACACAGCGATCACCCGGGTATGGTCGCGAGGCCCGAGCGCCAGCGCGTTCAGTAGCGAGGCGGGGTACACCTGCGGGCCGTGGTTCCCGATGCTGGCAACGGCATCGGTCACGACGTTACGAGCCCGGTTGTCCTCATTGGACCGAACCGCAATCCCTCGGGCGGCATCGGTCACATGAACCCGCAGAAACCACTTACCGTCGTGCGAAGATGCCCGGATCGCATCTTCCCGGACTTTCGTTCCGGGCGGATCAATGGCGAGCGTCGCTTTTGAATAGGCCACGAAATCTCATCTCAGGGAACTCACTATCCGGGCACACGACGATAGCAAGCCCCAAACGGGCCCGCGGCCGAACCCCCGGTCAGGCCTGGCCGGCGCGCGCCCGCTGCGCGGCGTCGTTGTGCTCGCGTCGGCACGCCGTGCCCCGGCAGCCATCCCGGTACGCCGTCGCCGAGCCGCAGACCCCGCCGATGCACAGAGCGTGGCCGGCGTCGTCGAGCGCCCGCCCGAACTCGGCGTCACGGTGGGCCCGGCCGTAGACCAGACTCCGGGTGACGTTGACCGCGGCCGCCGCCTGGTCCACCGGCGTGCCGGCGCCGATCAGCGCGATCACCCGGGCGCGCGCCGCCGGCGGAAAACAGGCCTCGGCGAGCTCGCGCCGGTAGTCACGGCTGCGCAGCGACTGCGCGCCGACCGCCTCGGGGTCGCGATCGCCGAGGCGGTAGCGGGTGAGCGGGGCGACGTCCCACTGCACCGGCAGCCGCCGGCCCTCGGCCGCCGCGGTGAGGGCGGCGCGCAGCTCGGCGCCGGTCCACCGGCGGCGGGTTCCGGTGCCGCCGGCGCCCCGGCCCGGCGGGATGACGCCGGCGCCGATCCACGCGTAGACCACCGACCGGGGAAGGCAGGCCACGTCGGCGAACGCCGGCAGCGTGTACGAGGTCGTCTCGTCGAGGCGCGCGGCTATCCCGATGAGGTCGAGGTCGGTCACCCGGGCCAGGGTAGTGCCGTGGACCGTCCGGCGCGCCCCGCCGCGGGGGAAAACCCGGGGCCGCGCCACCGCGGCGTCAGCCGCCGCTCGGGGCCGCCCCGCCGCTGATGACGTACCGGCCCGGGATGCCGGTCGGCTGCGGGACTTGCGACCAGTCCACCGGCGCCGGAACACCCCAGCCAGCGTGCAGCCGCTCGTAGTGGCCGCTGTTCAGCACGGTGACCGGCACGTTCATCCACGGGCACGCCCCGAGATGGATCGTCAGCGCGCGGATCCGGTCGGCGGTCTGCTGGCACTTGATCGACCATTGCGCACCGGTGACCACCAGCGAGAGAGCCGAGTCGAGGTCATCCCACAGGCACTCAAGTTCCTCGCGCGCGGCCTGTTCCAACGTCGCCGGCAGGTCGTCGCCGTCCGGGGCCGGCTGCGGTTCGGTCGTCATGGGCGCCACGCTACCGGCCGGCGGCCGCCCCATCAGGGAGCATGATCACAACAGGCCAGGGACGGAAGGAACCCGAGATGACGGAACAGCCGGCCGAGACGACGCAGGTGCGGACGGTCGCCGTTGACTTCGACGGCGTGGTGCACGGCTACTCGAAAGGGTGGCACGACGGCACGATCTACGACGGCCCGAAACAGGGCGCGATCGAGGCGCTGCGGGTGCTGATGGGCCGGTTCGCCGTGTTCATCCACACCACCCGCGACGTGTACGACGTCGCCCTGTGGCTCGGGCGGTACGGCTTCGAGTGCGAGGCGTGGCCGGCGCTCCCCCCGGCCGAGTTCTGGAACACGCAAGGCGTGCTGCTCGTGACCAGCCGGAAGCTTCCGGCGGTCGCCTATATCGACGACCGCGCGGTCAGGTTCAGGAACTGGACTCAGACCTTCGGCGAGCTCGCCGAGCTCGGGCTGATGGCGCCGGTCGGCGCCGGCTCGGCGGCCGAGCCGCAGTCGCAGCCGTCCGCGCAACAGCGCGGGGTGTCGTCCTCGTCGTCCTCGACGTCGTGGAACACGGACGCGTGAGGGCACGGCGGTGTGTTCGGGCAGCGGGACCAGTCGGCGCCCCGTGTGCGGTCTGTGGCCATCCCGCGAGCGTAGCTGCGCCCCGTTGGCCGGCCGGGGCGGCGCGCGCCCCGGTGACGGCCGGCCGGTGAAGCCTGTCGGTCAGTCGGTCAGGGAACGGATCCCGGCCTGACGCGCGAGCTCGCGCACGCGCGGCCGCCGCACGGCCTGAGGGGCGATCAGCACGACCTCGCGGATCGTGTCGGCCGCCTGATCGGTGTAGCCGGCTGCGAGCTCGGCGCGGGTGCGGTCCACGAGGAACCTCTCTTGGCGCTCGGTCGAGGCCAGCGCGCCGAGGTTCACCCGCCTGGCGTGTGCCAGCGCGCCCCCGGGGTCGCCGAGGTTGTTGTCGATCGATACGCCGTACTGCTCGAACTGCCCCGGCCCGAAGAACCACATCCCGTGAGGGTGCTCGCCGGTGAACTTGGCCGCCATCGATGCCGCCTCGGCGTAGTGCGCCATCGCCGAATGCGCGTTCCCGAGGCCGGCCGCGGTGTAGGCCGAGGTGAGGTGCATATGGCCGTACGTCGCGCGCTGTAGGTCGGTGCGCAGTCCGGTCAGCTCGGCCAGCTCGGCGGCGGCGTTCTCGGTCAGGCCGAGGCCGAGGGCGTGCCGGCCGGCGTGCCGCAGCGTGACACAGAGCATCCATGCGGCGTTCGCCCGCGAGATCGGGTCGCCGGCCAGCTCGGCGGCCGCGCGCGCCCGCTCGGCGGTGAACCGCGCAAGGTCGTCGTCTCCTATCTTGATCAGGTGTTCCGACGCCAGGATGCAGACTTGGCAGGTGATCGTCGGATCGCCGTACGTCTCGGCCTGTTCCATCAGGGCCGGCAGCGTGTTGCCGAGCAGCCCGTAGCGGGCCTGCCGGTAGTACCGCTGCGCGGTCACCAGCGCCCGGCGCAACTGCTCGACCGGCAGGGCGCCCGGCGCCGACGACAGGGCCCTGACGAGGTCGGCATCGGACATCGGCTCGGCGACGGCCAGTTGCTCGTGCGTGGTCGGCGCGCGCCGGACCGCCGCGGCGGCCGGGGAGCCGCGGAACAGGGCGGCCTCTAGCCCGAGGGCTGTGGCGCTGGTGAGGAAGGCTCGGCGGTCCACGGGTGGCACCCCTTCATCCTGCTGTTCGGGTACGGCAGCGGCGGCGCCCGGGGGTTCGCCCTGGCGTCGTCGCGGTGGTCGTTCGTTGCGGAACCCTAGTTCCTTGTCTGACGTCACACCGAGGATCACACGAAACGCCGCGCGGACGGCGGGATCTCTCGGCGTGCCGACCATGCCGCGCTCTAATCGGCTGACGGTCTGGTCACCCACCGCCGGCCGCACCCCGGTCGCCCGCTCGACCTCATCGCACACCGCGGTAGCGAGATCAGCCTGTTTATATCCCTTACTCATCCGTAGGTCGGTGAGTACTGTATTCGGCTTTGCCTCCCCTTTGGTCACGTTGTCAGAGTACTGAACTGCCTAGTTAGAGTGCCTAGTTTCTCTGCGCTTCCCCCCAAACGTGCAGGGGGCGACCCTGAGTGCATGACCCTTGACACCCTGTCCGCAAACCCTCGCAGTACCGTCGCCGTCCCCGAGGCCGCCTGTTCCGTCTGCCAGGGGTGGGGGACCTACGAACGGCGCAGCTCGCGCGGCGTGTCCCTCGGCAGCCGCTACTGTCGCTGTCGCAAAGGCATCGCCCGCGAGGCGATCGACCTCGCGCGCAGCATCGGCAATCAGTCCGTGATCGACGAGTGGAACCGGCGGAACTGGCCGCTGTCGGCAGACCTGATGATCAACCCCGCCGAGATCGGCAGCCGGCCCCCGGGGCGGCGGCCAACCGAGATCGTCGAGTTGGACTGATCATGTCGCACCCATCGCAGACCGCTTACGGCGGGATACCGCGACGTTCCGCGCGCCCCCCACACGCGCAGAGTACTCGTCTCGGCGGCGTCTCCTGGCTGCCCCAGGTCAAGACCCGGTGCGCGGGATGCTTCGACACCGGGCTGCGCAACGTCTACGGCGCCAAGGGCAGGTTCGCCCGCGGCGACGAACGCCCGACCGACCCCGTGCTCTTGTTCGCGATGCCGTGTACCTGCCATGCGGGTTTGCTGGTCCGGGTCCGGGCCGGGCTGCGCGCACTCGACGTCGAGCCGCGGACGCCGGCCGGCCGCGCCGCCGACGTCCGGGCCGAGCAGGCAGCCGCGGCGGCGGCCGCCGTCGCGCCGGCGCCGGTCGCCCCGCTGCCGCTGCCGGCCGATTGGGGACGCACGCCGGCCGCGGTGTGACCCCGGCCGGGCGCCGCAGCCGCCCGGCCGGTTCCCCCGAGACGACAACATGTTGATCTAGGCTTCCCCGCGTGACTACCTGCGACGCGCACACCGCCCCCGGCGCCACCTCGGGGGCGCACGGGCACCCCGAGGTCGTCGATGCCCTGGCGGTGCTCGACCGCTCGATCAAGACGGCCCACAACGACCTGACCGCCGCCATCCTCGGCGCGGTCACCGCCGGCGGCGACAACGGCGAGCTGACCCGCGAGACCGTGCGCGAGGTCGCCGAACGGGCCGCGCAGATCAGGCAGCGCCTCGACAGCCTCTATGACATGGCGCGTGAGAACCTGTCGAACGGCCACGACGCGCGCCGCGACTTCCACGCGCAGACGCTCTCCGCGGTCGAACTGGTCGCCGAGGGCGTGGCCAAGGTCGGCCGCCACGCCGGCGACCAGTTCGCCGCGCTGGCCGAGTCCATCGCCCTCGGCCACGCCGCCCGCCGCGAGGCCGACGAGCTCGTGCAGATGGCCGCCGACGAGCACAGCGCCCACCTGGCCGACCTCGACGCCGAGGTGAAGCGCCGGTTCGGCGAGGGCGCCCGCACCCTGAAGGCGATCGAGCAGGCCGCCGCCGGCCTGACCGCCGCGGCCGCCGAGACTCAGGCCACGGTCACGCGCGTGGCCGACGTCGTGCAGCAGATCGCCGCCGGCGTCGAGCGCATCGCCGGCGCCCTGGCCGAGCACCACACGCACGGCCTCGGCACCCCCGAGACCCTGGCCGCGAACACCATGATGATCAGCGAGCTGCAAAAGGTCGCAGGGAAGGCCCTCGACGTCACCGCCGCCTCGGCCACCGCGATCAGCCGCCAGGGGCAGGCCCTCGACGAGCTCGCCCGCGGCCGCAACGCCGACAGCGCGGCCCTGGTACGCGTCACAGACGCGGTCGAGCGGCACTCGCGCCGCGTGGCCGAGGCCGTCGAGGCGGTCGGGGGCAAGCTCGACATGCACCACGTGCACACCGCCGGCGTGCCCGAGGCGCTGACGGCACAGGCCGCCGCGCTCGCCGAGCTGAAGACCCTGATCGGTACGGCGTCCGGCGTCACGACCTCGACGCACCAGATCGTGAGCCGCGCGGCCGGCGCCCTTGACGGCCTCGTGCTCGGCCGCGCTCAGGACGCGCAGTTGTTCGGCACGTTCGGGAAGGTGCTCGACCGCCACACCCGCCAGAACGCCGACGCCGAGGGCGCGCACAAGAGCCAGATCGAGATGCTGCGCCGGATCGGCGATCGCCTGGCCATCACCTCGGGCCAGCACTCGGGGCCGGCGGCCGCCGCAGCCGCCGTCGCCGGCGTACGCCACGAGCCGGACTGCGCCGAGCACTGATCCGCGGCCGGCACCTACTAGCCAAGTACTAGCAACTCCCAGAATGGGAGGTGCCAGCCCGCCGAGACGACACGACCGACGCCCGGCCCCCGAGGGGTCCGGGCGTCGTCGGCGCGCGCCGCCGGCGTCAGCCCGTGGGCGTCGCCGAGGCGCCGCCGCCGGCGTTGACGGTAGCGACCTCGGCCGGCGGGATCGTCCACGCGAGGTAGCTCGTGCCGGTCCAGTCCGCCTCGATCGTGGTGACGCCGGTGCACTTGGTCACGGCGCCGTTGTCCACCCACTGCACGACGGCCGTGCCGGTGACGGTCTGGCCGGCCGGGATCACCTTGTGGGCCGCGGTCGTGCTCGTGAGCCACCCGCCCGGCCCGTCGCCGCGGTTCGCGTCGCAGCGCACGCCGAACTCGCCCGGCCCGGCGACGGGGCTGCTGCCGGTGTTCGTCATGGACACGTTGAACGTCACGTCGAGGCCGCCGCCGTCCGCCTGCACGCTCGGCGGCCCGCTGATCGTCATCGTGAGGTCGCCCCGGTGGATCGGCTGGCCCAGCGGCGCCGAGCTCGTCGCCGAGGGCAGCGCGGAGGACGGCAGCGGCGCGCCGATCCCGCCCGCGGTGGTGGTCGAGGCCGCCGGCGTCGAGGCCGACGACGAACAGCCGGCCACGAGGAACGCGGCCGCCAGCGCCGCGGCGGTAGCCGTGTGAATGCGAAGGGTCATGACCGGGCAGCGTAGCCGCGGCGCGTACCGGCGCGCGCCGGTGATGACGAACTCTGACGCGAAATCGGCCGCCCCCCGTGTGCGGAACGGGGGGCGGCCGAGTCTGTGCAGGGGGCGCGGTTCAGGCGGCGGCCGCAAGCGGCGGCTCGTCGTCGCCGTCGTCCGAGGCGGCGCCGGCGCGCAGCCGGACCGCCGCCGCCGGCTCGTCGTCGAACCCTGGCGTCTGCCCCTCGACGGCCGGCGTGATCACGGCCAGCGGCCGCCCGTGGGCGGTGACCGTGATCGGCTCGCCGGATTCGGCAACCTCGCGGATGATGCCGCCGCTCAACAGAGAGAGCGGCACGACGGGCGCCCGGCGCCGGCCGTGGTCGGATGCTGATGCGGTCATGGCGGCGACCCTACCCGACGTCAGGCGGCCGGCCGCGGACTCTCGCCCGCAGCCGGCCGCCGGTGTGTCAGCACCGCGCCCCGAGGGGCGCCGCGCCCCGGTCAGAACCCGCCGTCGCCCTCGGCCGGCTCGTCGCCCTCGGCGAAACACGCCGCACAGCCGTCGTGCGGCTGGTCCTCGTGGTCGCGGCACAGCCGCTTGACCTCGAAAACCTGCTCGTCGTCCTGGTCCAAGAGCTCGGCGGCGTAACCGGCGGCCCTGACGGCGCAGTCGAACGACGTCAGAAACCCGGCGTCGTCGTCGCACCACACGCCGTAGTCGGCGCCCGACTCGCACGCCGGGATGGCCAGGCGCGCGCCGTGCCGGCCGTCCGTCGTGACGCTCGGGTGGGTCAGGCAGCGGATCGGCTCGGCGGCGGCAGTGATCCGGGCCTCGCGCTGCGCATGCTCGGCGTGCAGCTCGGCCAGCCGGCGGTTTTCCTCGGCCACCGCGAGCAGCAGCCCGTCAATCGCGTCAGCCATGCGCCGATACGGCACCTCGTTCGACGTGCGGTCAAGCTGATAGAACCAGCCGGCGCCGGGGTGGTTCTCCCGCATGTCATCAGAGATCTCGTCGGCGAACACGCGGGAGGCCACGCCGGGGATCATGAACCCGGAGTCGCGCGACGTGTCGCCGAGGTCGATCTCGCCGAGTGCCTTGCTGCCGGTCAGCTCGATCACCCACCACGTGTAGCGGTTGGGGCGCACGAGCCACTTGAGGTCGTCGCCCTCGATCGGGAACGCCTCGGTCCCGTCCGCGGTGTGGAAGCGGCCGGCCTCGGCCTCGCGCTGCCGCTTGCACAGCTTGCACTCGAACAGGCGGCGCGCCTCGATCTGCTGCATGACGTGGCCGTACGTGCTCTCGGTGAGGTTCGGGCACTGGCCGCGGCCGACGCCGTTGCGCAGCCGCTCGTAGCGCCCCACGGTCGCGCATCGCATGGTGTGGGCGGTGGCGAGGCCCTGGCTGCCGATGTACGCGGGGGCGTTGCTGTCTCGGGTGGTCACTGGTCTGGTCCCTGTCTGTCTGCGGCGTGTTCCTACCCGAGAAACATTACCAGTCCGGACCGGACTTGTCTACCCCTGCAAGGCGTCGCGCCACGCGAGAGCGGGCCGGCCCGGGGTCATCCCCGGGCCGGCCCGCCCTCGGCCGTGCGGTGGATCAGGCGCCGATGACGCGCGCGGCGGCGTCGTACATGCGCGGGTTCTGCGTGCGCAGAGTGCTCATGACGAACTCGGTGACCGAGCGGCGCCACTGCTCGGGGCGCGTGCCGGGGCGGCGCTCGGCCATCGCCGCGCAGTTGTCGTCGATCATCGCGGCCACCTTGCGGGCGGCGATCGCGTCATACGCCGCGGCGACGCGGGGGACGCTGGCCCGGACCGCCGGGCGCTCGGTCGGGCCGGCCGGCCGGATGGTCGCCAGGTGCGCGATCTTGCGGCTGCTGATCGTGCCGTCGGCCCAGTAGACGTCAGCCCGGTCGCCCGCGATGCCGACGACGACGCCGGCGTCAACCAGGCACGGCGCGTCGAGGCTGTCGGTGTCGATGACCTGAAGTCCGATGGCGACGGCGTCGGTGTCGGGGGCGATGTGCGTGATGATGTTGGCCCGGGTGGTGGTGGGCATGGCCTGTCTCCCTTGTTCTCTGCGGTGTGTCCCTACACGGAGAACATTACCAGTCCGGACCGGACTTGTCTACTCGGGCGGACGGCCCCCGCGCCGGTCAGGCGCGGGGGCCGTCCGCCCGGCGAGGTCGCCGGCCGGGTCCCTAAATCCAGCGCTCGACGGCCGTGCCGTCCTCGCCGTCGCGGATCACGCGCACCGCCGAGCAGGCGGTGCACATCACGGCGCCGACCGTCGCGCGGTAGAACGCGCGGCCGCTGCCGCAGTTGCCGCACGTGTGCGCCTGGTCCTCGCCGGCGTACTCGCTCGCGGTCAGCGCGCGGGACATCGCCGCGGTGTAGCCGTCGCCGGTGTACGCGCGGTCGTCCTCGGCGTGCACGTCCTGCCACGGGTTCACGGACATGGATTCCCCCTCGGGATCGGGTCGGGTGGTGCGGGGTTCGAGGTCGGTCGAGCCGACTCGGCGCGCGCCGGCCGGTCAGTGCCGGCGCGCGCCGGGCGCGGCTCGATCAGTCCTCGGTGTCCTCGGTCAGCCACGGGCCCTGAATCGCGATCTGCTCGCCGAGTTCGAGGGTCTGGCCGTTGCCGTTGCGCTGCACGTAGGTGACCAGGGTCGGGGTGATCCACCGGCCGTCGCGGTACACCTGCCCCTTGCTGCGGTGGATCGTCACCGTCTCGATCGTCCACGCGGACTCGTAGCCGGCGTTCACGGGCACGTAGCGGTAGCCGGGGCGCATGTCCTCGACGGCGATGCTGCCCCACGCGGTCGTCGCGGTGTCGGCCGGCACGGTCGCGGTGGCGGTGGCGGTGGTCATGGGTCTGTCTCCCTCGTTCGCTGCGGTGTGTCCTTGCGCAGCAAACATTACCAGTCCGGTCCGGACTTGTCTACTCGGGATGTGAAAGCGGCCCCCCGAGCCTGGTCAGAGGCTCGGGGGGCCGGTTCGGCGTGTGCACCGCTCCCCAGGTTAGGCGGCGCCCCCCGCCCGGCGGCGGCACGGCGCCCCCTGAATCTCGGCGATCCGCCAGCGGTCCACGTAGACCGTCTCGGGGTCGCCGGTCAGCGGCTCGTCGTCGTATCCGAGCGTCCGGCGGCTCAGGCCGCCCTCGGCCGCGGCGTCGTACGCCAGGCCGCGCACCTCGTAGCGCGGCAGCGCCGCGGTGTAGACCGGGAACACCAGGGCCGTCGCGCGCTCGGCGGTGGTGGTCAGGCGCACCGCCTGGAACTGCTCGGGGGTGCCGAACGTCTGGTGCCCGTCCGGCCAGGTGACGGCGATCTGCTCGCCGAGCCCGGGGCGGCCGGTCACGTACCCGGCCAGCGGCAGCGCCGGGTCGTCGTCGTCATGGTGGGGGTGCACGGCGGTGATCTCGACCGTGCGGGCGTACGTCACGAGCTGGCCGAGGTCGCCCGCGGACGCGTCGGCGTCCGGGGTGATGAATCGGCGGGTCCGGGTGGTGGTCATGGCTGCGGTGTGTCCTTTCGTCGGGGGCTTCCCTACACCACAAATATTACCACTCCGGACCGGACTAGTCTACCCACGGACGGGCCCCCGAGCCTGGTCACAGACTCGGGGGCCCGTCCGATCAGGGCGCCGGCGGAGGCTAGAACGGGACCTCGGCCCACGCGGCTCGCACGCACTCGCAGTCGTCGCAGCCGCGCCCCTGGATCGTGGCCACGTTCCACCGGTCCACGTAGTACGTCTCCTCATACGCGTACTCGTCGTCGTCGTCCGGCAGCGCGTCGGCGAAGCCGGCCAGCCGGTAGCCGAGGCTCGCGTCGGTCGAGTGGTCGTAGGCCTCGCCCCACACCTCGTAGCGCGGCAGCAGCGCGACGTCGGCCAGGAACACCAGCGAGGTCGCGGCCTGCTCGGCGGTGGCCGGGCGCATCACCATGAACTCGTCCACCTCGCCGTAGGTCGTGCGGCCGTCCGCCCACAGAATCCAGATCTGCGATCCGCGCTGCGGGTTGCCGACGATCCGGCCGACCATCGGCAGCGCGTCGTCGTCGGTCTGCGAGACGACGGCCAGCGACTCGGCCGTCATGACGAGCATCCCGAGGACGCCGGCGAACCAGTCGGGATCGGGGGTGACGTAGCTCGGGCGCGGCGTGTGCGTGGCGGTGGCGACCTCGGCGGCCTGCTCGGCGCCCCGGTCGGCGTGCAGCCGGCGGCAGCCGGCGACGGCGGCGGACCCGAGGGCGAGGCCCGCCGCGATCGCCGCGGCGATGACGGCGGCAAGTGACGTGGTGCTCATGGTCTGGCTCCCTTGATCTCTGCGGTGTGTTGCTGCGCCGCAGACATTACCAGTCCGGCACGGACTAGTCAACTTTGATGGGGGAACCGGCCCCGTGGGGTTTCCGGCGCGCGCCGTCGTGCCCGGATATGCCTCGTAAACGCCCGTATTCCTCATCAAACCGGACGCATGCGTACATACTGAGTGCTGTGACTTGGTGGGCCTTCGCCGTAGCAGTGGGTGCGGTCATGCGCATCACGCGTCTGATCACCCACGACGAGATCAGCGCTCGACTGCGCGCGTGGTTCGCCCGCCGCGACGCCAAGGCGCGCGCCGCCGCGCACCGGCCGCCGGCGCCGAACGGCGGCGCGTGGTGGCGGTTCATCACCTGCCCGTGGTGCGTCAGCGTGCATACCGGGCTGGTCACGTTCGGCGCGTACGGCCTGATCCCCGGTCTGCGGCACGTGCTCGCCTACGTCTACGCCGCCCTGACGGCCTCGCTGCTGTCGGGCCTGACGCTCGCCGGCCACTCGGCCGCCCCCGCGGCCCCGTCGCCGGCGCCCTCGCCGCCGTCCACCTCGTAACCGCGCCCTCGCCGGCCGCCCGCGCCGGCTGCCCCCACCAGCCGCCACCGACCGGAGACACACGGCATGAGGTTCCTCAGCAGCGAGCAAGAGTCGATCATCCCCGCGCCGCAGCGGGTGCGTATCCAACTGACCTCGAACGCCGATTTCCCCGCGGTCGGGTGCCGGCTGTCGAACTGGGCCGGCCCGTTCGCCTCGGCGATCGAGCTGCTGACCGACAAGGCGGCGTACGGCTTCAACGTGAACAGCGATTGGTGCACGTCACAGGGTGCGCTGATCTTGCAGGGCTCGACGAACCTGTGCCCGCTCACCGGCACGGTCACGGTCGCCGCCGGCGCGGTGGACGCCTGCACCCCGAACTCGCCGAACGTCGCCGTCACGGTCAGCGGCGCCCCGTCCGCGCGCACGTGGGTCGCGAACGTCGCGATCACCCCGACCGGGGCCCCGACCGCGACGCTGAACCCGGCCCTCGGGTACCCGGTCACGTGGTCGGTCGAGCCGCCCCTGATCGACGGCCTGTCGGTCAACCCGGCCACCGGCGTGATCAGCGGCACCCCCCGCTACGTGGTGCCGACGCAGAACTTCGTGCTGAAGGCCACGTGCGCCGGCGGGTGGGGCGACGCGGTGGTGCCGGTCACCGTGCAGGCGCTGCCGAACACCGTCACCGTCGCCACGGTCGCCGACCAGACGTGGACGCACGGCAGCGCGATCACGAACGTGACGCCGAGCGCGACCGACAGCAACCCGGCCGTCACGACGTTCACGTGGTCGATCTCGCCGGCGCTGCCCGGCGGGGTGTCGCTGAACACCTCGACCGGCGTCATCAGCGGCACCCCGGCCGCGGCCGCCGGCTCGACGCTCTACACCCTCACGGCCACCGAGACGGGAACCGGCTCGACCGGCTCGGCCGGTTCGAAGACCTTCCACATCACGGTGAACTGAGGACCACGACCATGATCGAAACCGCCAACGAGGTGCGGCTACTGCTGTCGGACAACGCGGACCTGAACGCGGCCGCGTGCGCGGTCACGTGTTGGGCCGGCCCGGAGAACGGCTCTGACATCGGTCTGGAGACGGGCGGCCCCGCGGCCGCGCTCATCGTGGACAAGACGTGGTGCGACACCCGCGGCCCGCTGATTTTCACCACGACGGACGGCCAGGCCACCACGCTGTGCCCGCTGCCGCCGGTCGCCTCGGTGCCCACGCCGCTGCTGCCGTGCCGCGCCGCAGACTGCGAGCTCGCCCCGGTCGTCACCATCACCGGCGACAACCCCGTCACGGTCACGATCGCCGGCCACGACGGCTCGACCTACCGGATCGAGTGGGGCACCGACCAGGCGGCCGACCGCGCCGTGGCCGCCGACGCCACGGTGTCGCACACCTACCGCGCCGCCGGCGCCTACACGGTGCGCGTCTACGACGAGCAGACCGGCGTCGTCGCCGGACCCTTCCCGGTGACGATCCTCGCCGGCCCGCACAACGTGCTGCGACTGGAGTGCCCCGGCGACCAGACCGGCACCGCCGGCGAGGCGGTGTCGCTGCCGCTGACCGTCGCAGACTCCGACCAGTCGGTCACGGCGTTCACGTGGACGGCCACCGGTCTGCCGGCCGGCCTGGCGCTGAACAACCTCGGCGACGGTCAGGCCTCGATCACCGGCACGCTCACCACCGCGCAGCCCGCGGCGCGCGTCAGCGTCACCGTCGCCGACGACAGCGGCGGCTCGTATGAGTGCTGGTTCACGTGGGCCGTGGACGCCGGCACCACCGTCACCCTGGCCCCGGTCACCACGCAGACCAGCCCGGCCGGCGAACCGGTGTCACTCCAGATCGAGGCGACCGACAGCGACCCGGACGTCACCTCGTTCACGTGGGACGCCGCCGGACTGCCGGACGGGCTGACCATCGACGACACGGGCCTGATCACCGGCGCGCCCGGCGGCCGCCGGCCGACCACGGTCACCGTGACCGCGACCGACCCCAACGGCGCCACCGACTCGACGTCGTTCCTGTGGGGCGTCACGACCGAGGTCACCGTGACCCGGGTCACGGCCCAGACGTGGACGCAAGGCGAGCCGATCACCGACGTCGTGCCCGAGGCCACCGACAGCGACGCCGCCCTGACCACGTTCACGTGGTCGATCACCCCCACGCTGCCCGCCGGCGTCGCCATCGATGAGGCCACCGGCACGATCAGCGGCACCCCGGCGTCGCTGTTCATCGCGACCGACTTCACGCTGACCGCCACCGACGAGCTCGGCGCGGCCGGCTCGACGAGCTTCAGCATCGCCGTGAACGGCGGGGGTGCGTGATGATCGACCCCACCGACGCCGCGGTGCTCGTGCTCGAAAACCCCGCCGACCTGCCGAACGCGTTGTGCGCGGTGAACTGCTGGGCCGGCCCCGACCTCGCGCCGGCCGTCGAGGTGGACCCCGCCGGCGGCACGATCACCGTGGGGAAGTCCTGGTGCGAGGCGGCCGGCCCGCTCATGCTGCACCCCGGCGTGCCGCTGTGCCCGCTGGCCGACAGCCAGGTGATCCCGGCCGGCGTGCCCGCGTGCAGCCCGGACGGCTGCACCGGCGGCGCGATCTACATCGTGGACGTGTCCGAGGCCCCCACCGTCACCGTCGTCGTCACCGGCCCGGCCGGCGCCGGCCCGTTCACCGTGCATTGGGGCGCCGGCGTGCTGGCGAGCACCGACGTCGAGCTGAACACCCCGGTCAGGACGACCTACACCCGACCCGGTCACTACCCGATGCGCGTGCAGGACCAGACCTCGGGCCGCTACGGCGGCCCGACCCTGGTCGCGATCCCGCGCGTGGGCGACTTCGCTCAGGTGGACTGTCCCGGGGACCAGCGCACCCCGGTCGGGCGGCAGGTGTTCGTGCCGTTCGGGGCGACCTCGGCGAACGTCGCGACGTCGTTCACGTGGACGGCGACCGGGCTGCCTGACGGGCTGCGGGTGCAACAGGTCGGGCCCGGGTCGGCCGCCGTGATGGGCGCGCCGGCCACCCTCGGCCAGATCACCGAGGTCGTCGTGACCGGCGACAACGGGTTCGGCCAGCGCGTCACCTGCGCTTTCCGCTGGTCGGTCGTCGATCAGGTCAACACCGTGACGGTCGCCAACCCCGGCGACCAGTCCGGCACCATCGGCGCCGCGGTGTCGCTGGCCATGTCCGCGGCCGACAGTGATCCGGGGATCGACACCTACACGTGGTCGGCCCTCGGGCTGCCCGCCGGCCTCGCCATCGACCCGGCGACCGGCGTCATCACCGGCAAGCCCACGTCCGGCCAGGCGCCGGCGCCGGTCACCGTGACCGCGGCGGACGGCGCCGCCTCGACCGGCTCGGCCTCGTTCGTGTGGTCGGTCACCGGCAAGATCTCGGTCACATCGCCCGGCGACCAGACGTGGACCTCGGGCACGCCGGTCGAGCCGCTGACGCTCGCGGCGACCGACACCGACACCACTCAGACCGCCCTCGGGTGGACGGTCACGCCGGCGCTGCCGGCCGGCCTGTCGCTCGACCCGAACACCGGCACCGTCACCGGCACCCCGGCCTCGGCGCAGAGCAAGACCAAGTACACGGTCACGGCCACCGACGCCCGCGGCGCGGCCGGCTCGGCGAGCTTCGGCATCACGGTCGGCAACACCGTCGCCGTGGCCGAGGTCGCCGACCAGTCGCTGAGCAAGGGTGCGGAGATGCCGGCGCTCACCGCGGCGGCGACCGACAGCGACCCGGCGCTGACCGCGTTCGCGTGGTCCATCGCCCCGACGCTGCCGGACGGCCTGACCCTCGACCCCGACGCCGGCACCATCGCCGGCACCCCGGCGGCCACCGCGGCGCGCCGGAACTACACGCTGACCGCCACCGACTCGACCGGCGCGGCCGGCTCGACGACCTTCAGCCTCATGGTCGCCTGATGTTCGGCACACGGCCCAGAACCGAGCACGCGGCGCGCGACGGCGCGCGCCGCGGGGCTCGGCGTGGCGCCGTGCAGCAGCAGCGGCAGTCGCTGACCGCGGCCGCCGAGATCGTGACCAGCGCTCAGCTACGGCAGTTGCTCGGGCACTGGACCTGGCAGAAATCGGCGTGGGACTTCTACGACACGTGCGGTGAGCTGCACTACGGCATCTCGTACCTGGCTCAGGCGGCCAGCCGGGCGCGGCTGTACATCGGCATTCCGGATCCGAACGGCGCGGCCGACCCGACGCCGATCGACGACCCTCAGGCTCAGGCGCTGCTCGACGAGCTCGGCACGGACTTCACCGGCCACGCCGAGATGATCCGCAAGATGTGCATTCACCTCGGCGTGCCGGGCGAGTCGTTCCTGATCGGCCTCGACGACCCCGACGAGGGCCGGAAGTGGATTACCGCGTCACAGGACGAATTGCAGTCGGTCGGGAACGAGGTGTGGTTGCGCACCTCGCCGAACACCCGGATTGCGCTGAAGGACGCCAACAGCGTGATCCTGCGGGTCTACTTCCAGAACGCCCGTTTCTCGTGGGAGCCCGAGAGCCACGTGCGCGCGCTGCTGCCCGACCTGGCGCGGTTGCAGGCGCTGAACTCCCACCTGTTGGCGACCACCGACAGCCGCTTGGCCGGCGCCGGCGTGCTGTTCATCGGCGACAGCGTCTCGCCGCCGGCCGGGAACCCGGGCGATGAGGTACAGCACGAGGACCCGTTCATCGACGGCCTGATGAAAGCCATGATCACGCCGATCAGTGATCGGAACAGTGCGAGTAGCGTCGTTCCGTTCGTCGTCCGCGTGCCCGATGAATCGATCGACAAAATCAAGCTCGTCACGTTCTACACGCCTTTCGACAAGGCTATTCCGGAACTGATCGAGTTGACGCTGAAGAAAATCGCAATCGGGCTGAACATCCCCCCTGAGGTGCTGCTCGGCCTCGGGGACACAAATCATTGGTCGGCGTGGGCCATTGACGAGAACGTGGTGAAGATCTCGGTCGCGCCGCTGCTGAGCATCATCTGTCAGACGCTGACGAGCAAATACCTGCGGCCCTCGTACCAGAAGCTCACGAACAAGCCGTGTGAGGCCGTGATCTGGTTCGACACGACCGAGCTGACGCAGCGGCCGCAGAAGTCCGCCGAGGCCAACACCCTGCACGACAAGGGTCTGATCTCGGATGAGGCGACGCGCCGTGAGAACGGGTTCAGCGAGGAGGACGCGCCCTCGCACGAGGAACGCACCCGGAACGCGCTGTGGGAACTGGCCACCAATCCGCAGACCGCGGCCCTCGTGCTGCCGCTGCTCGGCGTCAAGCTGCCCGAGCTCGCGCCGCCGCCGGCGCCGATCCGCGCCGAGCAGGTTGACGACGCCGGCGAGGACGGCGACGGGGCCGAGCCGGCGCGCGCCGGCGGGGCTCGGGCGATCCCGGCGCAGCCGGACCGTGCCGCCGGCCGCACGGCCGAGCTGCCGCCCGGCACGAGCTCGGGCGGCGGGTGATCGGCCGTGGCGAAGATCTGGACGGACAGCGACCCGTGGCTGACCAAGCGTCTTGAGCACGACGAGCTGATCAGCCGCGGGAACCTGGCGATCACGAACGCGGTCATGACCGCGATGGACCGGTGGCTTGAAGCGGCGCGGCTGGCGATCTACCACCGGCCGCAGCGGACCGCCGTGCTGACGCCGCCCCCCGTGGTGACCGCCGACGCCGGCAACGCCGGCGGTGGCGGCGCGGCCGCGGGTGCCGGGGGCACCGGCTCGGCCAGCGAGAGCCAGGGGATCCCGGCCGGCATGCTGCCCGACCTGTCCATGTGGCCGGCGGCGTCGAGCTGGACCGTGATGCTCGACCAGATCGTGATGTCCGAGGTGACCAAGCTTTTCGGCGAGGCGTTCATCAAGGCGACGAAAGAGGCCGATATCCAGGCTGCGCACTATGCGCAGGCTTACATCAGCATCGTCTCGGACCGCCTGTCAGAGAACCTGTGGTCGGACGGCGTCTTTGCCGAGGTGCGCGAGGTCATCGCCGAGGGCATGGCCAAGGGCCTGTCGATCACGCACATCACCGAGGAACTGGGCTCGGTGCTCGACCCCGGGCACTACGAGTGGCAGGCCCGGCGCATCGCCCGCACCGAGACCATGGGCGCCGTCAACTCGGGCACGTGGAACGGCGCGAGTGCGTACTCGGACATCACCGGCGAGCGGATGTACAAGCAGTGGTACGCCACCAAGGACACCCGCACGCGTCCTGACCACGTGGAAGCGCATAAGCAGGTTGTTCCGATCGAGACGGATTTCGTCGTCGGCGGCTACATGATGGCGCACCCCGGCGCCGAGGGCGGACCGGCCCGCGAGGTCTGTAACTGCCGCTGCACGATCTTGGTCCTCGACGAGTCCGAGGCCGATCCATACATCGCCGCCGGAGCGTGGGACGACCCCGACGAGCCGAGTGACGACGTCGAGCATGCCGAGGCCACCGGCCTGACCCCGGCCGAGCAGCAGAACCTGACCAGGGCCGGCGCCTCGACGACGCAAGTTGTCACCACCCCCTCGAACGATCTGGAGACGACGGCCGTGACTGGAGCCTCGACTACCTTCGCGACGGACACGCAGACGCTGCCGACGATCGCGCCCGGCTCGACACCGCCGGTGGACATGCCGGCCGGCGACGGCGACGGCACCGGCGTCGGCTACTGGTGGGGCATCCTGGCCCCGATGGATGCGCCGTCCGCTGACGGCCGCATGATCGCCATGCCGACATACGACGCCGGCGGCGACGACAACACCGACGCCCGCGGCAACCCGCTGCCCCGCACGCGGCCGATGCCGCTGCCGCTGCTGTATCAGGATGCCCTCGCCCCCTCGCACGACGGCGCGGTGGCGGTCGGCCTGATCCGGCAGGTGTGGATCGACAACGGCTGCCTGTACGGCTGCGGAGAGTTCGACCTCGAAGACCCGCGCGCGGCCGAGATCGCCCGCAAGGTGGCCGCCGGTCACCTCGGCTGGATCTCGGTGGACCTCGACGACACCGACATGGAGTACCGCGAGGGCATCAGCGTCGGTGACGCCGGTATCCCCGAGTACAGCGGCGTCAGCGTCGCGGCCGACTGGCGCCTGATGAGCGCGACGCTGGTCTCTCAGCCCGCGTTCCCCACCGCCAAGATCACCACCGGGCGGCCCACCGGCGACGGCGCCGAGGACGACCACGGCGCGCCGGCGCTGCTCGACAACGACGAGCTGAACGCCGGCCAGGGCGCCGACGCCTCGGGGCGCTACGGGCTGTGCGAGGACCCGGCGTGCGGGTACTGCGCCGAGGTCATCGCCGCCGCCGGCTCGTGCGCGTCCCCCGACTGCACGTTCTGCTCGACCGCGGCCCGCCTCGGCAAGAGCGAGGGGCCGGTGTTCGGGCACCAGTGGGCGGCGTTCCGGCCGCTGGCCACCGGCACCCACTCCGGCGCCCCGGTGTTCGTCTCGCCCCCGATGCCGAACGAGGCCAAGCACAACCCCCACCGAGGCGCCAAGGGCCCGAGCTCGCCCAACCGCAAGCGCTCGACGCCGCCGGTGCCGGTCGCCGCGGCGCTCGTCGGCGGGCCGGGCTTCAAGGTCTTGCACCCCGACACCGGTCTGCCGGTCGCGCCGGCCGGCACGGCGTGGGACGGCGCGGCCGCGGCGAAGCGGATCGCGGAGTGGGCGACGAACGCTGACGGCGACCTCGACCCGGCCAAGTACAGCCGCGCGTTCCTGTACCGCGACGACGACGCCAAGGACGACAGCAAGACCGCGTACAAGCTCGGGTACGCCGACCTCATCGACGGCCGGCTCACCATCGTGCCCAAGGGCGTGTACGCCGTCGCCGGCGCCATCGCCGGCGCGCGCACGCCGCTCGACGTCCCCAGCGGGCAGCAGGACGACCTGAAGTCGGCCACCGAGCGGCTGTACGGCCGCCTCGCCAGCGCGCTCGACGACGACTCGATCACCCCCCCGTGGAAGGACGACAGCAAGACCTCGAAGTCCGCGACCCGCACCGCGGTCAGCTTCACCACGGGGCGGCCCGAGTTCGCGCCGCCGCTGGCGTGGTTCCAGAACCCCTCGTTCCCGTCGTACATGAACGTCACGATCTGCGACGACGGCAGGATCTTCGGGCACCTGGCGCCGTGGGACGCCTGCCACACCGGGTTCCCCAACGAGTGCATCACCGCCCCGCGCTCGTCGTCCGGTTACGCGTACTTCCATCAGGGCACGGTGCGCACCGCCGAGGGGTCCGACGTCGCGGTGGGCACCATCCACCTCGGCACCGACCACGCCCGCGGCCGCCTCGGCGCGCACGACGCGCAGCGGCACTACGCCGACACCGGCATGGCGGCCGCGGTCGTGCGCGCCGGTGAGGACGCGTTCGGTATCTGGATTTCCGGGGCGGTCCTGCCCGGCGCCGATCTGGTGACGCTGCGGCGCGCACCGTGGTCCGGCGACTGGCGCCGCATCGGGGCGGCGATGGAACTGTGCGGGGTGCTGGCGGTCAATCAGCCCGGGTTCCCGGTGCCCCGGCCGGCGTGGAAGACCGACGACCGCGGGGTGGTGTGCAGCTTGACCGCGGCCGCCGGCACCACGCACGCCAAGCCCGACGTCCCCGGCGGCACGACGGTCGTCGAGCAGTTCTCCGAGGGCGTCGGCGAGATCGTCGCGCGGCGCGTGCTCGATCAGATCGCTGCGGACAGGGCGCGTGAGCGCCGGTTCGCCGCCGCCAAGACCCGTGCCGAGGCGGCCGGGCGCCAGTACCGCGCGGAGCGGTTCGCCCGCGCGATGGAGTCGATCAGGAAGGGAGCCTAGGAATGGGCTGCTGCGGTGCATCCGCGACCTCGCCGGGGCCGTCGTCAAGGTCCTTCGTCACGCAGCCGGTCGGCGGCGGCCAGGCGGCGCAGTCCGCGCCGCCCGGTGCGGCCAACCCGTGGCGGGTGACGTTCCGGGATGGCTCGGTCGCGTGGTTCTCAAGTCAGATCGTCGCCTACGCCGAGGCGGGCGTGAACGGCGGCGCGGTGGATTACCGGCCGGACGGCGACCCAGGGGCTACGGTTATTCCAGCCCAATAGGTTAAAAGCCGCATATCCGAGAAAGTCGGGCATGCGGTGCGTGGCGGGGCGGGACAGCCAGACAACAGAGACAGCAGGGCGGCCGGGCGACGGCGGCCCACCACACGCACAACGCGAGGACAAGCCGTGACGAACCTGTTGGATCAGCTCATCGAAGCGCGGACCACCCGCGAGGACCACGCCGAGGCCATGGCGACCCTGCTCGCCGGCGACACCGCCGCGGACCTCGACGGCCTGCTCACCGACGCGCTCGGCCGCACCGAACGCCTCGGCCAGATCACCGACGACCAGCGCACCGACGCCGACGTGGACGCCCTCGAAGCCCTCGTGGACGTCATCACGGCTCTGCGGACTCAGCAGGGCCTCGCCGCCGCGGCGCGCGCCGAGCGCAACGAGCGGATGCGCTCGGCCCTCGACCGGGCCCGCGGCCCGCAGACCGCTGCGACCGAGGGCGCCGGCGACGGCGCGCACGCCAAGAAGTCGAGCGGCGAGGGCGCCGAGGGCGACGGCGAGAGCGGCGAGGGCGAGGGCGCCGAGGGGGACGGCGAGGACGACGACGACGGGAAGCACTCGGCGACCTCGGGCACGCCGATGGCGGCCGCGGTGGTGACGCAGCGCGCGCCGCTCGGGGCGCTCGGCTCGGACAAGCCCAAGAAGGCCTCACGGTTCCTCACGCGCAGCTCGCGGCCGGCCGGCGGCAGCTACGTGATCGAGGCCGCCAGCGAGATGCCCGGGATCGCGCCCGGCTCTGACCTCGGCGACCTGAAGCGTCTGAGCAACGTCATCCACAAGCGGATGATGGGTCTGGAGCGGGCCGGCTCGGGCCACGCGGACATCGCGACGATCCGGCGCATCGTGCCCGAGGGCTACTACGCCAACGGCGACGCCACCGACGAGATCGTGACGCTCGATCAGCTCAGGAGCATGCGGGCCGACCGGCACGACTCCCTCGTGGCGTCGGGCGGATGGTGTGCGCCATCCGAAATTTTGTACGATTTGTGCGATGTTGCGACGATGGATGGCATTCTTGACCATCCGTCCGTCGTGGTGAAGCGCGGCGGTCTGCGCTGGCCGCAGACGCCTGATTTCTCGACGGTCTACGGCAACGTGGGCTTCAACCAGACCGAAGCTCAGGCGGCCGCGGGGACCAGCAAGCCCGCGTACGACATCCCGTGCCCCGGCTTCTCCGAGCAGCGGCTGAACGCGATCGGCCTCGCGCTGCGCGCCGGCATCCTCACAGCTCAGGCCTACCCTGAGCTCGTCGAGTGGTACGTGCAGCAGGCGCTGATCGCGCACGCGCACCAGGTCAACGCGTTCAAGCTGAGCGCGATGCAGACCCTCGCGACCTCGGTCCCGTTCACCGCCGGCACCGGCTCGCCGGTGCTGACGAGCTACGGCCCCGGCGCGTTCGCCTCGATCATGGGCGTGCTCGAAATGCAGGTCACCGACTTGAAGTACAAGTACCGGTGGGACATGGACGAGCCGCTGGAGTGCGTCGCGCCGGCGTGGGTCGAGCCCCTGATCAGGGACGACCTCTCCAAGCGCACCGGCGTCTCGCTGGAGAACGTCACCGACCAGATGATCGCCGACTACTTCGCCAAGCGGTCGATGAACCTTCAGCTCGTCTACGACTGGCAGGACGCGCTGACGAACTCGGGCACCGGCTTCGGCGCAAACACGCCGATCACGGCCTACCCCAAGACGGTCGGCTTCCTGCTCTACCACGCCGACAGCTACGTGATGGGCCAGGCCGATGTCATCGACCTGTCCGCGATCTACGACTCCCAGAACATCCAGACGAACACGTTCACCCGGATGTTCTCGGAAGAGGGCGTGCTCGTCGGCAAGCGGTGTTTCGAGCCGCGTTTCGTCCAGATCGACGTCTGCCCGAACGGTATGACCGGCGGGTTCGCCGACCCGACCCGCGGGTGGCAGCTCGCCTGTCCGGCCGCCTGATCCCTGATCGTGGCGCGCGGGTGACGGCGCACTCTGGCCTCTGGGCCGTTACCACCGCACCCGCGCGCCACCCCGCACGCACGCGACCGAGCATCACGAGGAAGTAGAGCCCTGTGGCCGAGGCGAAGGATTGGGTTGACCCGCCGCCGTACGAGTTCCGGCAATACGGGCTGTTCGCTGCCTCAAAGGTGATCGAGGCCGAACGGCCCTACCTCGGCACGATCACGTGGGAGCAAGACGCGTGCACCATGTCGGGCAACTACGCGCTGTGCGTCCCCACCGGCGCGCCGCCCGCGAACGCCGGCACCGGCACGCTCACCGCCGTGATTCAGAGCAGCAGCCCACAGGCAACGGTCGTGCAGTTCACGATCGCCGGCATGTCCCCGGGCATCGACGTGCAGTTCAACCCGGGCGACGGCATGCCGCTGACCCCGGTCAAGCACACTGACGGCAGCGGCAACGTCGCGCCGTTCACCTACTCCTACCTGAACCCGGGCGTCTACAACGCCTCGGCGTCCAACAGCGCCGGCACGAACGCGGTGTGGACGCAGGTCGTGATCGACAAGACGCTGATGCCCAAGGTCGTTGACGGCCCGCAGTACGGCGAGGCCCGCGGGTTCGCGGTCACGAACGGCATCACGTGCAACAAACCCGGCCTCATCGACGCCCGCATGCGCGCGCAGAAGCGCCTGATGTGGACAGAGGAACGGCAGGTCGAGCTGTGCCTGATGAGCGGCCAGGCCGGGAACTTCCCCTACCTCGCGGGGTGGGGCGCCGGCCAGCCCGGCGGCGTGCAGGTGCTCACCCCCGGCAGCGGTGTCCTGAGCCTGGTCGATGCCCTCGGCTGGCTTGAGGGCGAGCTCGGGATGCAGCTCGGCCCTCAGGGGCTGATTCACGCGGCCCGCTACCTCGCGCCGAGCTTCGCAGCGGCCTGGCAGACGCAGCTTTCCGGGCCGCCCGGCTCATCCGGCGGTGTCTCACGCTCGACCACGGTCGGCACCAAGTACGTGTTCGGCGCCGGCTACCCGGCGCTCGGGCCGGACGGCCAACCGCCGGCCGCCGGCACGTCATGGATCTACGCCTCGGGGCCGATCGTGATCCGGCGCGGCCCGGTGATCACGACCGAGGTTTTCGGGGGCGCGGCCGCGACCCCGACGAACAAGGTGACCGTCCTCGTCGAGCGTCAGTACACGATCGAGATGGACTGTCCGATCTTGGCGGTGCAGTGCAGCGTGCCGGCGCCGCCTCACCTGCCCTAGGAAGGAATCCCCGGTGACGATCATCGTCCCCAAGGACGCCGAGGAGTTCGCCGAGATTCTGGCGAAGATCGAGGCCAGCGACCACCACGACAAGCGCGTGGCGACGGTCACCGACACGCCCTATATGGGGCTCGACGTGCCCGAGTCGCTGGCGCGCGCCGTGGGGCTGCTGCCGGACGACAGCGACGACGACGGCGAGCAGCAGCCGGCCGACGACGGCCAGGCGCCGGCCGGCGCCCCCGACGCCGGCGAGACGGCGCCGGCCGGGGCCTCGGGCGAGGACGCGCCCGCGGCCGCCGAGCAGGCCGCCGAGCAGGAGAGCGCGCCGGCCGAGCAGCCCGCCGACGATGCGGCCGCCGCCGCACCGGCCGAGGCGCCGGCCGACGACGCGCCCGCGGACGACGAGCAGCCCGCCGAGGACGCGCCGGCCGAGGCCGAGGCCGCCGCGGACGACGCCGGCGACGCCCCCGCCGAGCCCGAGCAGGCGGCCGAGGCCGCCGCGCCGGCCGACGACGAGCGGCGCGCCCCCAAGGTCACCTCACCCACCGCTCGGAGAAGGGCCGCCGCTCAGGCTGCCGCCGGCACTCGAAGGGACGCATCCTGATGACGACTCAGGCGATCTGCCCTAGCTACGCGTTCGGGCGCCGCATGCGCGTCACGGCGCTCGACGGGTGCGGTCGGCCGCTGGCCGGCCCGAAAAACAGTGTCGTGACGACCGGGTTCACGGCCGTCGATATCTCGCCGAACGTGCTGGCCGGCGACGAGATCACGGTGAAGAACGCCGGCGGGGATCCCTGCATCCTCGCTAAGTCGCTCGACGCCATCAAGTGGCTGACGATCAAGATCACGATGTGTTCGCAGGACCCTGACTTGATCAAGCTCCTGAACCCGACGTGGTATGAGGAGGTGGACGAGGCCGGGAACCCGATCGGTTTCCGGGTGGACACCTCGACCACGTACGCGAGCGGGTTCGCGCTCGAACTGTGGCAGGACATGACGGGCGTGGATTTCTGCGCGTCCAACACGGCTCAGGGCGGGTGGGGCTACCTGCTGCTGCCGTTCTGCCAGGGCGGCACCCTCGGTGACATCAGCATCACGAACAAAGAAGCGCTGACGATCTTCAACGGGCGCACGCTGCCGAACCCCAAGTGGGGCGTCGGTCCGTACAACGTGCGGCAGGACCCCTCGGGCAACCCGGTGCCGCTGCTGTCCGCCGTCGCGGCGACGCAGCCGCTCGTGTGGTTCGCGACCTCGCTCGCGCCGCCGAACGCCGGGTGCGGCGGCGTGGCCACGCCGGCGATGACGCTGCCGGCGCCGACCGCGCCGGTGCAGACCGGATCGGGCACGCTCTCGACGATCACCGCCCATTGGACGGCGGTTTCCGGCGCCGTCAGCTACACCCTGACGGCGATCAAGAACGGCACCACGAACCCGGTGTTCACCACGACCGTGCCCGGTACGGCGCTTCAGGGGACGGTCACCGGCCTGACCGCCGGCCAGACGTACAACGTCAGCGTGACGGCCAACGGCGACGGCGTGAACTCGCTGAACTCGGCCGCCTCGACGACCACGGCCATGACCACCGCGGCGGCGAACCCGCTGACCACGCCGACGCTCACGCAGAACCCGACCGTCGCGAACACCCTGATCGGCAAGTGGAACCAGGTCGCGAACACGAGCACCCCCTACTACGTGGCGCAGGTCTTCGACTCGACCGGCACGACGCTGATCTCGTCGGGCACGATCGCCGGGCTGCCGGCGACCCCTCAGGCGACGTTCACCGGCCTGACCGGCGGGACGACCTACAAGTTCGTGGTCGTCGCCAAGGGCGACAACATCACCTATGGCGACAGCGCGCCGGCCTCGGCGAACTTCACCGCGTGACCGGCCGGGGCCGGCCGGGCGCGACCCGGCCGGCCCCGAACTCAAAGCCTTGTCAGTTCCCTGATTCGTCAGGATTTCATTACAGAATTGCGCAGCATTGCAAACATGTCGTGCAATTCAAATCGGCATGTCAGAACACTGACAACGCCCGAGTGACCGTGGAAGGTGGCGCGTCGTGACGACCGGCCCGGCGAACCCCTGCACCTGGCCTGTCGATACGGCATGCGTGGACGTCAGCGGCATCGACCCGGCGGTGTGGGAGAAGTGCGTCGAGGTCGCGACGATGATGCTGTGGTCGCAGACCGGCCGCCGGTTCGGCACCTGCCCCCGGATCGTGCGCCCGTGCCGGCGCGTCTGCGCCTCGGTCGGGTGGGGCCTCGGGTGGGGCCCGCAGTGGGCCGGGTGGGGCGGCGGCTACTTCAACCCCACGATCATGAACGGGTCGTGGATCAACATGGTGTGCGGCGGCTCGTGCGCCGACGACTGCTCGTGCACCTACACCCAAGCCCTCGACCTGCCCGGCCCGGTGGACTCGGTCACCGCCGTGTGGCAGGACGGCGTACGCCTGGACCCGTCCGCCTACAAGGTGATGGGGAAAGAGTCGCTGTACCGCCTCGACGGCAAGGGGTGGCCGTTCTGCCAGAGGCTCGATCTGCCGCTGACCGCGGTCGGCACCCTCGGCGTCGAGTACGCCTACGGCGAGCCGGTGCCGGCCGGCGGCGACATGATGACCGCGATCCTCGCCCGCGAGCTCACGCGGGCGTGCGCGAACGGCGAGTGCCGAATCCCCGGCCGGGTGACGCAGGTCAGCCGCGACGGCATGACCTACACCCTCGACCCGACGCTGCTCTACAAGATGGGGCTCACCGGGATCCCCGAGGTTGACCAGTGGATCGCCACGGTGAACCCCGGCGGCCACCGCCGGCCGCCGTACATCCGCTTTCCCGGTGACCGCCGGCCGGGCGTGCAGACGTGGCCGACCGAGACGGGCATGCCGTGAGCGAGCTGACCTCGGTCGAGGCCCTGATCACGCTGCTGCTGAACTGCGTGTGCACCGAGCTCGACACCGCGGGCCGGCCGGTGTGCTCGTGCGCGGTGCGCCACGCGATCCAATGGCCGAGCATGGAGGGCTGCTGCGAATGCGAGGCGGCCTCGGGCCACGCCAAGACGCACGGCCAGGCGTGGGCGCGTTTCCAGCGGGCCGAGCCGGTGCAGGGGACGCCGAGGGCCGACAACACGCAGTGCGGCCGGGCGACGCAGGTGACGATCGACCTCGGCGTGCACCGCTGCGTGTCCGCGTTCGACGGCAACAGCGCGCGGCCGCCGACGCCGGCGCAGTACACCGCCGACTCGCTCGCCCTGATCAATGACGAGTACCACATCCGGCGCGCGCTGTCCTGCTGCCCTGAGCCGCAGCCGGCCGGGGCGCTGGCCGGCTGGCGGTGGGACGTGACGACGAGTCTGCCGCTCGGGCCGATGGGCGGCTGCGCCGGCGTCGTCGTCACGGTCGTGGCCACGGGGATCATGCGAGCCGCCCCGGTGGAGTGACCGCCCCCCAAGCGAAACTAGACAAGTCCGGTCCGGACTGGTAATGTTTCTCTTGTCAGGGAAACACTCCGAAGGGGGAGACCGAAATGATGGAAGACCTCGTGCGCCTGGTGTCCTACGGCGGCGGCAAGACTCACGTCGAGTCGGACATCGCGAACATCCCGATGTGCCGCACGGGCGGTCAGAACAACCGGCTGACCAAGTTCCGCCGCACCACGGGCAAGGTCACCTGCGCCAACTGCCTGTCCTACCCGTACGTGCGCAGGGCGATGGATGCCGAGTACCCCGAGACGGCCCCGACCGCCGACGAGTCCTACATCGCGGTGCCGACCCTGGCCGAGGAGCAGGCCCGCAACGCGGCGGCCGCCCCGACCGCCGCCGAGGTCGCCGAGGTCGCCGAGCAGCCCGCCGAGGCCGCGGCGCCGAGCTACGCGCAGACGATCACCACGCTGGCGCGGCAGTTCCGCCAGGCCGACGAGCAGGGCACGATGAACCTCGACGTCCGCGCCGCGATCGTGCGCGCGGCGTCCGCCGCCGGCAGGGCCGCGGGCATCCCCTCGCACGTCGCGCTGTTCGAGCTGTTCGACGAGATCGAGGCGCCGGCGCCGACCGGCGCGCGCCAGGTGCCGGCGTTCGAGCTGCCGGCCCCCGCACCGGTCGAGACGCGGTCGTGCGCGCAGCTCGTCGTCGAGCTGGCCGCCGAGGCGCGCGAGGCCGAGGCCGCCGGCACGATGACCGAGGACGCCCGTACCTCGATCGTGCGCCGGATCAGCGACGCCGCCCGCCGCGAGGGCATCGACCCGGTGGGCGCCATCACCGAGTGGTACGACCTCGCGCACGCCGCGGTGGCCGCCTGAACCGCGCCCGGCCGCCAGGCTGCCCCGCGCCGATGCGACGGCGCGGGGCAGTCGTTTCTTAACATGTTGATATGGCCAGTCGCGTGATCATCAATGACGCCGCGCTCAGGTCGCTGCTGACCGGCCAGGATGGTCCGGTCGTCAAGTACATGTACAACCTCGGCCGCAAGATCCAGAACGAGGCCAAACGCCGGTGCCCGGTCGATGAGGGCCGCCTACGCGCCAGCATCGACAACACCGTGACCGTCAACGGGAACATGGTGATCGTGCGCGTCGGCACGCCGGTCGAATACGCGCTCATGGTCCACAACGGCACCGGCATCTACGGGCCGAGCGGCAAGCGGATCACCCCCAAGCGCACGACCTCGGCACGCCCGACGACGACCACGCCCCGGCCGGCCGCGCTGCGATGGCAGCGGGGCGGTGAGATCTTCTTTGCCCGGTCGGTCGCCGGCACCAAGGGGAACCCGTTCCTGACCGACGCGCTCAGGGCGGTGCTGACCCCCCTCGGATGGCCCATCACCTACCGGCGTCCCGCCGGGGGTCCGGGAAAGGGCGCGGCCTGATCCATATGATCACGACTCATGGTTATCGATCATGGTGGCGGCGCCGGCACCGCGGCCGCCGAACGCACCGAGTGCACCGACAGCAGCAGCGCAGCAGGGTGCGACGGGATCCGGTTCGAGGCCGTCGAGCCGGTGCACGTGCCCGAGTCAGCGTCCGTCTACGGCCGCCAGGCGTATGAGGTCTACTGCTCGGTCGTGGCCCAACAGCACGGCGCGCCGCCGAGGTTCGACGACCTCGACGAGTGCGAGCGCGAAGCGTGGACCGTCGCCGCTCTCCAGATGTGGCAGGCCGGCCACGACGTCGCGGCCAAGGTCAGCCAGGCGGTCAGGACGGCCGAGGGCCGGGTGATGTTCACCGCGATGCAGACCGCTGTCGGCGCCGCGACGCACGCCGCCCTCGACCAGGCCTACGAGCGGGGCGGCCACCCGGCCACGGTGTCGCAGCTCGACCCGGCACAACCCACAGACCACGCACAGGAAGGCGACCAGCGATGAGCGGCAGAAGCGGGTGCACGTTCGACCTCGGCCAGGCGGCATATGAGGCCTACGCCGACAAGGTGGATTGGACCACGTACGACGGCCAGCGCATCCACCCGTGGGCCGAGCAGAACGAGGACCGGCGGGCCGGCTGGTCGGCGGCCGCCGCCGCGGTGGTCGCCAACGTCAAGGTGAGCATCGCCGTCGCAGTCCTCGAAACGATCCCGGCCGAGCTGCGCACCGAGGCCCTGGCCGCGGTGCAGCGGCACGTCGAGGTCGCCCCGACGCCCGGCTGCTCGCGCGGTCTGGTGCCGGCCGCGCGGCCGTGCTCGTGCGGCGAGGGCGACGGGTGCAGCGCGTGCCTGGTGCCGGCCGAGCTCGTCGTGACGCCGGCGGCCGAGGACGACGGCGCCCCGGCGGCCGAGGGCGGGGCGGCCGAGGGCTGCTCGGGCGGCGACGCCGCGGCCGAGCAGTGCCCGGCCGGCACGCGGGTGGTGGTGATCGGTGGCGACGATGAGGAAACCCACTCGTGATCTCGGTCGAGTCGCTGCGCCAGCGTGACGGCTCGCCGTACCTCGGCGAGGCGACTTACGACGCGTTTTGGCGCTTCGCCTACGCCACCGGCGAGGCCTCGCCGCCCGAGGGCGGCCATCCTCCGTTCGCGACGCTGAAAGAGGCTGCTCAGTGGGGCTGGCACGCCGCTGGCATGGCCGCCGTGACCGAGGTCGCCGGCTGACCGCGGCCGAGGCCGCGCTGTTCGATCAGTTGATGGCTCAGGCCGACCTGCTCGGCCCCGGGCACGCCCGGCCGTGGCTGCCGGTCGCCGCGACGGCCGGCGCGTTCGCGATCGTGCCGTGCATCCGTCGCGGCCGGCCGCAGCCCTGGCGGCATCAGCGCAGGATGTGAGCGCGACGGCGCGCGCCGGCCGGTCCGGCGCGCGCCGGACCGGCGCCGGTTCACCCGAGGTGAACTCGTATGACATGAGTGTGACGCGCGTGCGACAGGGCGGGTCGCCATACAGTCCACACCAAAATCGGGCAATCTCTGACTATCCCCGACAAACGGAGAGAACCAGACATGCCAGCATCGCGCACCCCCGCCCGCCGCCGCCCCGCCGCAGCGAAGATCAAGACGCCCCCGCGGCCCGCTCCCAAGGTGACCCCGTTCGAGCTCGGCGGCGAGACCTACCACGCCCGCATGCCGAAAGACTTCGTCTGGATCCAGCTTTTCGCCGCCACCGCCGCGGACGCGACCGTCTCGCAGAAGGCTCAGGCCTTCTCGCTGTTCCTGACCGCGTGCCTCGACGAGAACGAACGCGAGCAGATCAAGCGGCGCATGTCCCTGCCGCCGGAGGAAGACCCGGTGCGCGGCCTCGAACTGCTGCGCCGCATCAAAGACCTCATCGAGGAGTGGCAGGAACCGATGAAAGCCGAGTTCGACCTCGCCCTCGACGTGTCCGGCTTCACCGAGTAGCCGGCCGTGCCGATCCCCACCGGCGGCCCGGTCACGATCGAGATCGACGGCGATGACTACGAGCTCGCCGCCGGCCTCGACCCGCTGCGGCTGATCGAGGCCCTGGCCGGCCGCGACTGGTGGGAAGTCTTCCTGATCATCGACGCCGGGTGGCTGCTCGTGCCCCGCGTGGCCGACCTGTATGACGATTTCACGGTGGCGACGGCCAAAGCGGTGACCGTCGCCGTCGTCGAGCAGTTGACGGGGCTGTCGTGGTTCACCTCGTGCGCGCTGGCCGCCACCGCGGCGTCGTCGTGGGTCGAGTTCGACGGGCTGTGCGCCTACCGGGGGTTCGACCCCTGGTCGGCGCCGATCGCGCGGACCCTGGCGTTCGTGCACCACTGCCTGATGACGAGCTGCACCGACGACGCCGAGCGGGCGCGCATGGTCTACCGGCTGTCCGGCGCCGAGGCGGCCGATGCGGCGCTCGCCGCCGGCGTGCAGGGCGCCATCACCAGCGGCCGGCCCGACCCCGCGATGGCTCGTCTTGAGGCCGAGAGCGTCGCGCAGTGGCAAGCGGCTTTCGGCCCGAACGGCGAGCTGAAGAACCCCGCGGGCGTCGGTATGCCTGCCTGATCCGAGCATTGCCGCATAATCCGGACATCACCGCCTAATCTGGACTTGCCAGAGTCCCGATTCGCAGGTGAGGCGGTGAACCCGTGTCCGACCCGCTCGCTCAGAGCATGGTCGAAGTCCTCGCCGACACCTCGAAATTCGCGACTCAGATCGTGAAAGACGTGGAAGACGCCACCCTGAAAGCGGCTCAGGCCGCGAGCAGGGTTCTACAGACAGAGCTCGACCTCGGCGGCGGCGAGGCGATCAACTCCCTGTCCTCCGTCCTCGACGAGGGCCTGACTGCGGCCGGCAGCCAGGCCGGCGAGGCTCTGGGAACCGCCCTCGGCCAGGTGATCACCAAGGTCGGCGGCGACAGCGCGCACGCCCTCGGCGAGGTCATGCGGCTGCAAATGATCCCCGACGCCGAGGCGCTTGGCACCGAAACCGCCGAAGCCCTCGGAACGGCCCTCGACGCCGGCGCCAAGGCCGCCGGCACCAAGGCCGGCAAGTCGTTCGCGGACGGGATGGATGAGGCGGCCCCCGAGGTCGAGAAATTCACCCGCGACGTCAACGGCCGGCTGCGCGACGCTAACGGCCGGTTCGTCACCGAGGGCGAGGAGAGCGGCAAGAGCTGGCGTCTGGGCTTCAAGAGCGGGCTCGGGAACGCCGGAACCGATGAGGGTTCCGAGATCGCCGCCAAGCTCGGAACGGCGTTCAAATCCGCGTTCATCACCCTCGGCACCGGCGCGGCCGCGGCGACCACCGCGCTGACCGCGTTCGGCGTCAAGAGCGCCGGCGACCTACAGCAGACACAGGTCGCTTTCACTCAGCTCACCGGCTCGGCGCAGAACGCGCAGAAGGAGATCGCCTCCCTTCAGCAGTTCGCCGCCGCCACGCCGTTCGAGTTCAAAGACGTATCTCAGGCTGCTACCAAACTTCTAGCAGTCGGCGACGCCGCGGGGATCACGCAGCAGAACCTGATCCCCGTGCTGACCACGATCGGCAACGTGGGGTCCGCGTTCGGCGTCAGCGGTCAGCAGATCAACGGCGCGATCGACGCCCTGTCGCAGATCGCCGGCGCCGGGAAGTTCGACCTCGGCAACTTGGACCAGATCAGCAACAACCTCGGGGGGTTCCCGGCGCGCGCCGTGCTGGCGCAGCAGGCGGCTCAGGCGTGGGGCGTCTCGACGCAGGAGGCGCTGAAGCGGATCAGCAACGGGGCGCTGCCGGCGCAGGAGGGCATCGCGCTGCTGCTCAAGGGGATGCAGGACTACCCCGGCGTGGCCGGCGGCATGGAGAAGCAGTCCGAGACGCTGAACGGCGTTCTGAGCACGTTCGCCGACACCGCGCGCAACTCGCTGTCGAATGCCTTCTCTGGCGCGATCCCGCAGATCACCGACGCGCTGTCGAACCTCGTTCCGGTGATGCAGTCGGGCCTTGACAAGCTCGGCCCGGTGATCTCGGGCACCCTCGTGGCGATCCTGCCCGTGGTCGGCCAGTTCGTGAACGCCTTCGCGACCGTGATGACCCCGATCATCCCGATCTTGGGCGAGATCGCCCCCGCGATCTCCTCGGGGCTCGGCGTCCTCGCGCCGATCTTCGCGCAACTGGTCACCGCGATCGCGCCGCTGGCCGGCCCGCTCAGCAACATCTTGGTGCTTTTCATCCAGATGACACAGGGCATCCTGCCGCCGCTGATCCCCGTGATCGCGGCGCTGACCTCGGCCATCGCCAAGTCGGGGCTCGTCGATGCCTTCGGCGCCCTGTTCGCCGCCATCAGCCCCCTGATCCCGGTGCTGACCGGTGCCCTGCTCGGCGCCATCAATGCCCTCGCGCCGGTGCTGCCCCCGCTGGTGAGTGCCTTCGCCGAGCTCGTCGCCTCCCTGATCCCGCTGCTGCCGCAGCTCGTCGCCGGCGCCGCGCAGTTCCTGGCCGTCGCCGCCTCGCTGGCCAAGATGGGGATCTTGGACGCGATCGTTCCGCTGATCGACGCGCTGGCGACGGGCCTCACGATCCTGATGCCGGTGCTGAAACCCCTGCTCGACGCGTTCGTGATCTGGTGGACCTACACCAAGCTGATCACGATCGCCACCGCGGCGATGAACCTCGTGATGGACGCGAACCCCATCGTCCTGATCGGCCTGGCGGTGGTCGCGCTGATCGGCGGCCTGGTCCTGCTCTACGAGAAGGTCACCGTCGTCCGCGAGGTCGTCGATGCCGTGGGCCGGGCCTTCAAGGCCGTGGGCGAGTTCATCGTGTCGATCTGGGTGGCGCAGTGGCACGTGCTGATGGACGTCGTACACGCGGTCGTCGATTTCTTCACGAAATTGCCCGGTTACATCGGGTCTGCGCTGTCCGAGCTCGGCTCGGTGCTCTCGGCCGTCTGGCAGGGGGTGATCGACGGCGCGATGGCAGTCGTCCACTTTTTCGAGCAGTTGCCCGGAATGATCCTGAATGAGCTGATCGCGCTGCCGGGCCAGTTGCTCGACCTGCTCGTGGGCGGCCTGAAGCTCGTGCTTCAGGGGATCGGCGAAGTCCTCGGCCTGATCATCGCGTCGTTCATCCTGCTCGTGAAGGGGATCATCTTCGCGGTCACCGAGCTGCCGGGCATGCTTATCAGCCTCTTTACAGAGGCCGTCGTCGGCGCCTACCACGCGATCGTCGATGCCGGGAAGGCCGTGATCGAGTGGTTCGGCAACCTGCTGACCACGATCGGCAACGAGCTCGCCGCGCTGCCCGGCCAGCTCGCAGACCTGTTCACGACCGCCCTGCGGGCGGTCGGCCACGCCCTCGACGTCGGCGCGGTAGCCGTGCTGCACTTCTTCGAGACGCTGCCCGGCCGCGCGGTCAGCGCGCTGTCGTCGCTCGGCAGCGTGATCGCCGGCGTCTTCACGTCGATGCTCTCGACGGCGAGCGGCGTGATCAGTAAGGGCATTGATACGCTGGTCGGCTTCTTCAAGGCCGTGCCCGGCAAGCTCGGCGACCTGGCGAAGGACTTCGTCGATGCCGGCTCGAAGTTGATCAAGAACATTTTCGACGGGTTCGCCAAGGTCCCCTCGATCGGGGCCAGCCTGGCGAAGTCGGTGGTCAACGGCATCGTGGACGGGATCAACTGGGCGATTGACCAGGTCAACGCGGGTCTAGCCAATATCAACGTGTTCGGCGTGGGGTTCGGCAAGCACACCATTCCGGACCTACCCGAGTGGAAGGCGTACGGCGGCATCTTCGACCGGCCGACCACCATCGGCGTCGGCGAGGCCGGCCGCGAGGTCGTCGTGCCGCTGACGAACCCCACCCGCGCGATGCAGCTCGCACAGCAGTCCGGCCTGACCGACCTGCTCGCCAGCCAGGGCGGCGGCAGGCCGTCTCAGACGATCTACAACACCACCGTCACGTCGATGGCACAGAACCCCGAGGTCGTGGCGGCTCAGGTCGTCGGACGCCTCGCACGGAAGGCCGCCTGATGGGTTACGACGGTTACATGGCGTTCAACGGCACCGAGGTCGTCAACTCGGTGCGCACGGCGAGCTACGTCAACAACTACGGTTTCGCGGTCGTCATCGCCTGCAAGCAGTGCCAGGGCGCGGCCGCCGGCCCCTACTACGACCCGGTCACCGATGGCGCCCCGTGGGTCGATCCGGCCGTGCCGTGGTCGAAAGACTTCCTCGGCTTCTTCGGGATCACGGTCGGCGGCGTCACCGCGGCGACCGGCTCGCGCGCGCCGCTGGCCAAGGTCGGCGACGGCGCGGTGATCGGCCAGATGAAACACGCTCAACGCGAGCTGAACGTACACGCGATGGGGTTCGCCCTGAGCGAGCAGGGCATGTCGTGGGGGCAATCGTGGCTGTCCTCGGTGCTACAGGCCGGCTCGGGCATCCCGGCGTGCGGCGCGCCGTGCACGGGCGTGGCGATCAACGTCAAGGCGTGGTGCCCGAGCTGTACCGACGATGCGGCGGCGTGCGTGGCGGCGAACCGCAGCCTGTTTCAGTCGGCGCTGTTGCAGGGCCCTGAGAACACGAACAAGGTGCAGATCGGGCAGTCGTGCGGCCGAGGCCGGCCGTGGATGTGGGACACCGATTTCCTGCTCGGCGCCGGGCTGCCGTTCGCGTATCAGGATCCGATCGTGGTGGCCACGCGGGTGCCGTTCGCCGTGCCGACGCTGTGGCCGTGCGTGACGTGGCAGAGCCATACGCCCGGGTCCGGGATGTGCACGCTGCCGGACTGCTCGACGAACGTCTACGGCGCGTGCATGACGTGGACGCCGGCCACGGACCCGAGCTGTGCCGACCCGTGCAGCACGGACGACGGCGACTGCCTGCTGAACGACCCGCTGTGCCCGGTGCCGGTGCCGCCGACGCCGCCGGCGCGGCCGAACGACCCGTGTCTGTGCGTGATCAGCATGAACCCGGTCACCACGATGACGAACATCCCGGGCGGCACGCTGCCGAGGACGGGGGCGTTCGTGCCGATCCTTCAGGTGAGCGCCGGTGTGATCAAGGACATGAGGCGGATCCTGCTGCGGTTCTACCGGGCCAGCGCAGGCGAGGTGTGCACCTACGCGAACCTCGGCACCTGCGACGTCGCCGGCGAGATCGGGATTCCGTACCTGCCGGCCGGTGCGACGCTGCTGGTCGATGGGCGGCAGCAGGTCGCGATGGTCACGTGCGCCGATGGGCGCACCGAGACGCCGGTGCTCTACACCTCGGACGGCCCGATGGCCAAGTGGCCGGTGCTCGGCTGCTCGGATGCCTGGTGCGTGGCCGTGACCGCGGACGCCGACAACGTGGGTTCGGACGCGTGGGCCTCGGTGTCGATCGCCGTCCGAGACGACGTGTGGTGATCGGCGATGGCGACTCTCGGCTGTGCGGGCACCTATACCTCTCTGGTCACCTACCGCGGCGGCGGCCGGCCGCTCGGCGAGCTCGACGGCGTCACCTCGGTGGCGTGGGACCGCAAGATGAACGCCCCCGGCGCGGCCACCGTCACCCTCGCTCAGGGGCCGGTGTCCACACAGTGCTGCCGGCTGCTGAACACCTTGGCGCAAGATGAGGCTCAGGGCGCCTACGAGTTGAGCATCTACCGCGACAGCGACGAGGTGTGGTGCGGGCCGATCACCACGCTCACCGAGACGGTCGGGCCGAGCACGCAGCAGGTGCAACTGACCGCCCTCGACGTGTGCGAATACCTCGACCGGCACCAGTTGCAGGCCGGCTACAACCTCACCGGCGACGTGGTGGACATCGCCGCCACGGTGATCGGTGCCGACCTGGCCACGGACGACCCCGGGATCGGCCTCGGCATGGTGGTCACCGAGGCCGGCGTGCGGGCGTCGAGGGCGGCCGCACGCGCCTCGAACTCCATCCTTGCCGAGCTCACCGCGCTGGTCGCCTCGGGGCTGCGGTTCACAACCGTGGTCCGGTCGCTGTACCTCGGCGGGATGAACGGCGCCGCGTTCGGGGCGCCGATCAACCTGAGCGTGTCGGACATCGCGGGGAACGTGACCATGGTGCACGACGCGACCGTGTACGCGAACACCGTCTACGGGACATCGGGCAACGCTGCCGCCGGCGTGGCGGCCGGCCAGGTGCCGCCGGACGATCCGCAGCTCGTCGTGCTCGGCGCCCCGGAAGACACGGACTGGCGCGGCCGGATCGAGGCCTCGGTGTCCTCGACGGCCGGCGCGAACGGCACGAGCTCGGTGCTGGCGGCCGCTCAGGCGGTTTACTTCGGCGCGCGCAAGCCCCGGGTTCTGCGGGTGGCGGACGGCGCGCAGCTCTCGCCGGGGGCAACCGTGGCGGTATCCGACCTGATCTGCGGCTCGGTGGTCCGGATCGCCGGATCCGGGTATTTCTGCACGTTCGTGCCCGAAGATCTTCAGCTTGTGCGGGTGTCCGGCTCGCACGACGCGAACGGCGAGAAGATCGGTATCTCGTTGGGGCCGGTGACCTGATGAGACGGACCAGCATCCCCGCGCACCAGTACGCCGGCGATGACGACGTGCTCGCGGTGCGGTTCACCGAGATCGAGAATCGCCAGGCGGCGCCGGCGCGGCGTCCCGGGGTGGGTGATTGGGTCCTCGACATGGACACCGGCGGCAACCTCGTGGCGGTCAACCTGCGAACCCGGATGTCCTACCCGGTGCAGCTCGGGGCCGGCACGGCGCTGCCCCCATCCTGACAAGTTGGGCATACGCGGCATATCAAGGCAATTCAGCTAGCCTGATGAGCATGAGCGGCGTTTGCGTGGGGCCGGGGTTCGTCGTCAACCCTGACGGCTCCCTCGGGCTGAACGGCCCCCGATCCGTCGCCTGGCCCTACGGCTCGTCCGGCTCGTGCGCGATCGGCTCGGCGAACGGACTGCGGATCGACACCGCGGCCGGCAACCTGTGGGCCGAACCGCCGGACATCCACACGTACAGCTCGGCCAGCGCCACCGGCTCATCGGGCACGATCACGACGTCATACACCGATGCCGGAGTCGGAAGCATCTCGCTGAACAACCCGGACCCCTGCCGCTCGGCCCTCGTGATCGGCGAGCTGCGCGTCACCATCACGGCGAGCGCCGTCGCGGCCGGGTCGGGCCTGAGCGTGAACGGCGACGTCTACCCGACCACCGGCGTCTCACCCGGATCACAGCCCATCCGCGCCTACCGGCCGAACCAATCGACGACCGGCGCGCAGCAGGCCGTCGTCACCGTGACGCTGCCATGGCAGGCCACGCTGACCCCCGGCCAGGTCGGCGCGGTGTTCGTCGGCTCGTTCTCATTCAAGGTCGATTCCGGAAGCTCGGCCAACCCCGGCACGTCGTCGAGCTGGTCTTACGAGATCATGACCTACCGTTCGAGCTGGTGACACCGTGACCTTGGGATCCGGCTGCTGGGCGCCGGGCATCGGGTGGGACGCGGAGAACTCCGCCGCGTTTAAGGGCCCGCGCGCCGGCGCCTGGCCGTACTCGACGCCGTGCACCCTGGCGGCAAAGAACGGCCTGAACATCGACCCGAACACCGGCAAGCTGTGGCTCGCCCCGCCGGCCGCGCTGTACCCCTACCGGCAGTCATGGACCACGGCCAGCGGCTCGGCCTCGCCGCAGCCCAACACCCTGATCTCGCCGGCCGGCAATCAGCCGCTGTTCTACGGCGGGGTGGCGCCACAGGTCGTCATCCCGGTGCCCTCGTGCGGGTACGCGAGTCTGCGCGAGCGGCTGTCGCTGACGTTCGACGTGACCGTGGGGTCGGACGCGTGGCTGACCGTGCAGCAGGGCACGCAGACGGTCGCGCTGTTCGACAACAGCCACATGACGCTGACCACCGCCCAAGCCAAGGATTCGATCTCCAGTGGATCCGGCGGCATCACCCCCGGCCCCGGCACGTGGACCACGAACACCAGCGGCGGCGCGGTCACCTACGCCGATGAGCCGTGGGGGACGGCGACCACCGGCCTGAACTCGGCGGCCGGCTGCGTGTACACGGACGGCATCACGGGCTACGTGCGCCAGCTCGGCCTCACGACGATGAACTGGGCCGGCGACTGGACCATCGGCGTGTGGGTCCGGGCGCTGTCGGTGCCCTCGGGCGGCAACTGGGCCCCGATCTGGTCGTTCGGCAACAGCGCACAGTCGAACGTCTACTTCGCGTTCGCGTGGGTGGGGGGGAACGCCACGTTCGGTATCCACTCCTCCCCCGTGTCGAACGCTTTTTCGAACGACGCTACCTACACGTTCTCTGACCCGACCTTTACGAGCCACTGGTATCACGTGGTGGTCACGCACACGGGCAGCACGAACAAGGTGGCGCTGTACGTCAACGGGGTGCAGCAGATCGCCCCGGTGGCCCTCGTTAACTCGATCTGGACCCCGACCTCTTCCAGCGGGATGCAGTACGCCGCCTTTTTCGCGAGCTCGTCGAGCTTCGTCGGCAACATGGCGCTGCACAACGGGATGGTGTACGCGCGGGTGCTGACCGGCACCGAGGTCACGGCGCTCTACACGAACCCGGCCAACGCTGGCGCGCTGCCGAGCGGCGCCGTGTCCTGGCTGAAGCTGAACGACGGCATGAACCGGCGCCGGATCGTCGAG